CCAGGTGTTGGACGAGCGGCTGTAAATCGCAGTAATGAGAATAATATCGGAGCATCAGTAAACTCAATATATGATGGTTCACCGCACACTGCAGATGTAACTACAATATCATTATTCGCATTGAACGCAGCTATGTACGGAGGATGCTGTTCCATCCAAGTAGTACCAGACCACACAAACATCGAACCAGACGTAGTATTCAACCACCGCTGGCCGGTTGCCGTAACTACTAGCGTGGTACTGAATGGAACCATCGTCCAAGCTGTCGGAGTAGTTTGTTGGAATAAACTAGTGCCATTAAACCATGTTGCACCTAGTTGCGGAGTTACCGGATCATATGCGGTCGTAAACGTTGGAGTCACAACGCTCCAAGATGCTCCATTACGTTGATACCACGTAGCAGTAATTGGGTTAAACCAAAACCCCGACGACAATGTACGAGGATCAGTTGAACTTTCAATAACATCGACCCCACTCCAAATAGAGCCACTGCGAACAAACCACTGTGATGTTGTCTTCCATAGCGCTCCCTGAGGTATGACAACAGGTAGTGAGGGATCAATACTAGAGGTGTGTGTCGTTGCTGTAACATCAATCCAACCACTTGATGAGTACTCATGCAGGGTCGAAGTAGTAGTGTTAAACCACAGTTCACCAACAGATATATTATTGATTGGCTTAGTAGCGATAGAGACTTGAATGTTACCCCAAGTAGACGTCAATCCATTAAACTTAGATAACAGATTCACACTCGGATTAAACCACAACGTATTTGCTACAGGAGATACGGGGGTAGTAGTGCTATTCACAAACTGCTGACTAACCCAAATTAACCCGTTCCACAGCTGCAATGTTAATGTCATCGGATTGAATAACATCGTACCATTAGGTACCAACAATGGGTCAGTTGGGAATGATAATACTGACACTTGAGTCCAAGCAAGTGCTTTATCATTCCAGCGACTGAATACGTTACCGTGATGCCAAAATGTATTGCAGGTTAGTGCAGGGGTTGCTGCTGGGTCATTGACGGACGTGTGTGTAAGTTGATCAATCCAAGTAACTCCATCGAACCGACGTGCTGTGTTGCCATCATACCACAATTGATCGCAGCCTACAATTGTAGGATCTTGAGGAAAATGAATGACAGGGGATGAAGGTATAACCCACATTGAACCATTCCACACAACCAATTCACCAGTCGCGCGATTGACCCAGATATCATTTACAGTAGGCGCATGCGGATCTATTGCTCGCACCAACGGAAAGATTTGACGAGATGTGGTGCCATCAAATTGATACCACGATCCACCAACGGTAACGAACTCACCATAGTGTGGTGGATTAGCAGATTCGATCGGCGTTGACCCAGCACGCTGCCAAGCTGTATTGAGTTCATCAACAAGCGATTGATATGTTGTAAGTTGTGATCCACGTAGCACCAACGATGTTGTTACACCATCAATGTTGATTTGGATAGGGAAAGTTTGAGTAGCAGGATCAGTAGTACCACCTGGAGTCTGCAGTGCAAGCGGGTCTGTTGGACGAGCACCGTTTGAAAACAAACATTGACTGCCTTGCGTACATTGGATAACAGACGTAGACAACGGTTGAGAGTAACTGTAAATGCCGTCTTGATTATATTGGCAAGTGTTGTCGATCGCAAAAAATGCAAAGTAGTATGCAGCACAATTACCGTCCAGCCCTGTGACGTCAATACAACCAGTCTTCGTGTCTGTGTTGCTACTCCACAATACTTTCGCGTTGCCTAGCATATCACCTGCGAACAACTGTGCTGATAACGTTGGATCGCCAGTGTAACAGCATGTGCCGTTGGCAGGCTTTTCACCCTGACTGATCGGAGACGTACTTCCAACAAGTACACCACCAGCGTAGTGCCCAGTTGGGGTACCACAACTCGGACCAGTCGGAGGGACTGGTGTCCAACATACTGTACCAGTCGTTGGGGAAGTGCGAGTGAAGGTGAGTGTTTGTTCATTACCCTCGCGGCGAATGCCACCAGGAGCGTCAAAAAATGTTTGCGATGTCATCAGTGTGTACAGTGCAATTGTTAAGTATTTAGTGAAAAGTTTACGCCACCCTTCGATGAGTACTAATATATACAGGTATGGATGCCTATTTGGGTCCGTACAAAGTCAAAACTTGCTACTATAGGAGAAAATAATGACTACTAATGATATCGCTGGGCTATTTCTGCTCGACTTCCAACGTATTGCAAATCAAATCGAACACGCACGCTCAACAGAAGTGCGACGTTTTGTCGGTAACTACCCACCTGTAAACATCATCCGTAAGGACGATAACTGGGTTATTCAACTCGCTCTTGCTGGGTATTCACAAGACGATGTGGAAATTTCAACCGAGGACTTGCAACTAATTGTAAAAACTGCAAAGCAGACTGATGATACAGATGCAAAGGATTTGCAGTACATCCATCGCGGCATCAGCCAACGCGCCTTCGAGCGGCGTTGGCAACTTGAAGCGGATATGGAGGTCGTAGGTGCAGCATTCGAAAACGGAATGTTAACGATTGGTGTGAGTCGAATTGTACCGGAGGCTAAAAAACCAAAGGTAGTACCGATTGGAAAACTCACATCCAAATCGCTACACGATAAACTGCTAACAGCATAATCACAAGAGGAGCACAATGCTCCTCTTTCTTTGTTTATAAATACTGCAAATACTCCGTGGCACTATGGCAAGTAACGCATCTCAATACCTATCGAGACTACTCAATGCAATGACGTCAGGTGGGATTGAAGAACTCAAAGAAAAACAACTCAAACGCATTGCTGCGATTATCACTGGGTTGCAGATTCTCGCTAATCCAAAATATCATGACGTTCTGAAACTACAACCTGGTGATTTCGAGAAAATTAAATCGAACCTAACCTCAAAAGAAACTGCAGACCGTGTGGCAAAGTTTGGTACACGTTCCCCATCTATGCTTGCAAAAAATGAGCAAAATCTCATCCACTGGACTACTCGATCGGATACCACAAAGCGAGAGTTGGCGATCACCGTCAAGCAACTTGCCATAGATATTGATAAGAATACACAGCAGAAGCCTACACAACAGGCGCAGCAGCAACAGGAGGCTCCACCAACTCTACCACCACCTCAACCAAATCTCAGTAAACCCTCAGCATAAACGCAACAGTCGAATAATAAAAGAGACTGTTTAATCAAAATTTGGAAACGCGCACATGGCATCAAGCAATAAACGACAAAAACACTCAGCTCTCTTACATGAAATTGCCCCAGTTGAGCACAGTGATACTCGACCATCTGGTTTTGAACGACGAGTAGAGCAGGTAGAAAATGAAGAGCGGAGAAATCGGCATCAACCTGTAGTTAGCAATGCTCTGAGACTTAAATTAGATCATTTAACTACACTGACACCTCTAACTGACAACCAAGCAAAATTCGTCGAAATGTATAATAGGGGAGATTACTTCATAGGGTGTTTTGGATCTGCAGGAACCGGAAAAACAACTATGCCAATGTATAAAGCAATTGAAGAGGTACTCCGCAAAGATAACTCTTTTGAACGGGTAGTAGTGGTTCGAAGTTCAGTACAAAGTGGACGAGATGTTGGATTTTTACCTGGTAGCTTGGAAGAAAAGATGGAGGTATTTGAGCTTCCGTATAAAGAGATTTGCCAGATGCTATTCAAACGTGCAGATGCTTGGGATAGATTGAAAGAAGCTGGACACGCACGGTTTCTATCAACAATGGCACTGCGAGGAATTTCACTGGATGATTCTATTATCATCGCAGATGAAATTCAGAATTTTAATTGGTCAGAAATATATACCCTTATGACTCGCGTGGGACATCGGTCAAAAGTTATCTTCTGTGGAGATTTTAGACAGACGGATTTGATCCACTCCAAGACAGATAAAAGTGCCTTTCAAGATTTTATCAAAGTTGCTAGAGCTATGAAACACTTTAGTGAAGTTTATTACACTCCTGATGATATAGTTCGCAGCTCGCTGACCAAAGACTGGATAGTAACTTGCGAGGAATTTGGGTTCTAATCAAAGCCAGCCAGCGATGGTACAACTGCGTCTGCTAACGAGATGCCATCGCTGTTAGTTATACAATTTTTTCCAGATTTTAATATGAAATTCACATTTATCAATAAATCAAGCTGCTGTGGGGGTGGCACTCAAGTGCTGCAATCAACTGGGTACGCCGTTGATGCAACTAATCCAGGTAACTCACTGATACAAGCACTAGATCGCTTTCACGTCAACTATCGTGTTACGCCGACTGGTGTAGTACTATCTGATGAAGAATTAGGTATTATGCAACACGGATTATCATCAACAGCATTTTCACTAATTAACGGAATATTGCACCTCCATAAGATGCCTGTAAGCGTTGTACAACCTATAGTGTAATATGTCACTAATCAGCAGCATGTTTACAACCGTGCAAATAGCACAAGAGCGCTACAGTACGTGCAAAGCGTGTCCACAGTTCAACAGCACTATGAAAATGTGTACCAACTGCGGTTGCATTATGCCAATGAAAGTAAAGCTCCGTCACGCAGAGTGTCCAGAGCTTAAATGGAGATCAATCGAAGATGATGGTCAGATGCACTTCGTCGATGAGCAGCAGTGGGAACTGCTTGGAAAAGATTAGCGCAAAATACCCATCACATCACGCTGTTTCAAAAATAATACTTGCTGGCCATCAACTGTAACGGTTTGGCCAGTCCCTTTGTTAAACAAAACACGGTCACCAGCCTTAATGACCATCTCATCAAATCGTCCATCAATGTGAATACCAGGTCCCACTTCTACTACCGTACCTGTCTCTGTAACTTGTTCTGGCTTCTTCTGTACCAGTACAATGCCACCACTTGAGACGGTTTCAGGCACATCAGGTTTAATAGTAACGAAGTCGTGGAGAGGTTTGATTTGCATAGTATAAGAGTCTGATTGTTGTGAAATATATAGTCACAGATTTATGCAACAGGTTGCAACACCAAATCCCACCGAGTTGTCCCTTTGCCCCACACACGATCGATATGCAAATCGTTGAGAACCATATCATATTCAGTACGAGTCGCATCCCAGTTAACACTTGGATTATCGCGAAGCTTATCTTTGCGAAATCCCCACCTGTGTTTGCGTACTCCATCAACAATATAGAAATAATCAGGGGGGTTAATAGCCTTCTTAACAAACCCCAATCGTTGATATAGGTTACCTTCGCTCCATCTGTTGTCGCTTAGACTAAAGATTAGCTTTGGAGAGTGCTCTACAACAAATGCCTTTAGTAATTTGGATGCTCCACCAACTACTCGAACATCTTCCCGCGTTGCGTATCGGATCAGTTCATATGTATTTGGTTCAGCACCTTGTGACATAAGAACTCGAGGGGCAGAGAATGTTTGTACTGCCAACAATTCATCGTTAAAAAATAACCCATAGCAATACTGAGCAGTTACAAATCCCTGTACATGAGCAGCGTTTAATAATTCTCTAGTATCCTGATTCGATATCGATCGTACTACACACTGTCTCGCATATATTGACCGAACTGTTGATACTCCGAGGATATGATCCATTTTTTTCACTAATAGTTGTTTATTAGTTTTCCACTCGTCCTCAAAAAATACAATATCAGCGGTGTCTCGTAGCTTGTATTTCCCAAACTTACTTTCTGCAACATCATCAAGACTAACAATAGACACGCGCCTATCTTGTAGTTCAATGTATGGTAATTTATTCGGGCCAAGTAATATTGGTGATTTGAGCTCTTTGCCCAATTCCGCTGTTAATCTATAAGATTTTCCCATTAACTGTCGTGATAGCGCAGATTTTGCTTTCCCACACTCTGGGCACCCGTGCCCCTCAACTGCTGACGCAATCGTCGTAATCCAAGTTGAGTGGGTAGCATCTGTTAAACACTTCCACTCAACTCGGACTTTCTGCGATCGAGTTATTTCATACGATTGCTTTACAGCAGTGATGTCGACTGGAGTCCCCTGGAGACGGGAACTGAGTTGATCCCAAAATACTTGAAACGGTTTTGTAGACTTCTTACCAGTTAAAGCAGCGGACCGATTTGCTGCAGTGCATTTTGGACACCCCCCTGCACCGTGTTTTTTATAGTTAGCTGCTTTAGATATTGGTGTTGCAGTAAATTCGTGACCACAAACATCACATTTGATTAAGTGTTTATCAACCATCCGTGTAAGAGGTGATGTAAGGGATATCAGCATTGCTTCAAACAATGCTGCATTATCAGGAGATAGTGTGTGATTATACATTTTTTACTTTCTTAGATCGAGCACATACTGGGCAACCGTGACCTCGCATTAAATCTCCAGACCAACCTGCCCAGAAGTGATTGCATACAGTACACTGCACTTCTATTTTCGATACACTATTAACATAATGACCAATAACTGCTATAGTTGGTGATTTAACTGCAACTCTATCAACGAATTGTTGTTGAGTTAGTCGCTTGTTCTTATTTGATGCTGTAAATTCCAAAAACGGAAAATTTAAATAGTAGTCACTCTCCAAATACTCACGAGCGAGTGTGATATTAGCTCCATCGAATGCAATGTGAGGGTATTGCACACACAGTTGGTGCAGCTGTTGTTTGGTATTTGGCACTAAATGAATCTTCCTGTCTAAAAACTCCTGCACTTTAATATTTGTTTCCCAGTCCAACATCTGTAGATTATCAATGCCTCCAATAATGTCAGGCGATAAACGAAGTTCATACCCTAACCTAACGGGAATGATGTGGTCAAGTTGATAGCCGGTTTTATGTTTAGCGTGGCTACGCTGATGATTGTTGGGGTTAATTACTAACCTGTGCTGACGATATGTTGATTCAGTAACGGATCGAACAGCCTTCGCGTATCCTGATAGTGTTGGAGTTACTAGTTTTGTTGCAATCGATTTGGCTTTGTACGTATCACGAATCTTATTGTTTGCCTGCAATCTAGAACAAGCAGAGCACACGGTTGGGTTATTCGCTCTTATGTTATCAATGGTGGATAGAAATGTGTGACCACAAATAGTAGATTTATACAAGTGCTTGTCTGTATTTGATTGCGGGAGTGTACTGTGGTCAACTAACCGTAGCGACGTGTCCTGCTCTAATTGAGTAATGAATGACTGGATTCTCTGAACTCGTGCAACATCTTGTGAAATCAGTTTGCAAGCTGGGCATGCACGAGTGCCATAATGCTTGTAGATATATTGAAACTTCGATATTCGCTGATGTTGCAATACTGCAGAACATTCTTCACATTGAATATCAATACTCATTCCTGTGTGAAGGAGTGTATCAGTATCAATAGGTTGGTACCTGAGAGAGGTGAAGAATGCACGAATATTCGCATCAACTTGCTGCAATTTGGCTATATTTGTTGTTCGCATGTGGTAACGATATTGACTATTATTCAGTTTTGCTTTTTGGTTCGAGCACACACAGGACACCCGTGACCTTTATGAAGGATACCATTGGGTCTACCATCCCACACATGACCGTTATTGCAACGAATTGCTAGTTTAGTGTAACTATTGACATAGCGCCCAACTACTGTCAGATCAGGTTGGACCAATTGCACATTATCTACAAATTGTTGGTGAGTTTTTAATTTTGTCCTGCCAGGTGCTTTGTGTTCCAAATATGGAAATAGTTGGAAGTACTCAGATTGTTGATACTGATCTGTAGCAGATACACACCCCACCTCTGACAGCTGCAATATATCACTATATTTGGTAACTAATTCAGTTAGATTGTCAATCAAGTGTGGAACAAGTTTTAGCTTTATTGAGATATCCTCTCGTGCACTTAAATTTGCATTCCAATCAATCATTGTTAGGTTTTCAACACTACTAACAATATCTGGCGACAATCGCAACTGGTAACCTAATCGCACAGAGATTAAGTGATCAAGGTGGTGACCAGATTTTAACGCCGAGGATGTGCGCGATAAATTGTGTGGGTTAATTAGGGGTTTGTACTGCTTCCAGTTAGATTCAGTCATCAGTCGCACCCTATGTTCGTATGCCGCATACGTAGCAGCATCATGTTGTACATCTAATATAAGCTTTTGTCTTGCAGCAACTCGTAGCTTGTCACTATGAACTTGCTTGGAGCACTTCTTACACAACGTAGTGCCATGCAAGAGTATGTTTTCTATTGTAGAAGAAAACTCGTGACCACAACTATGTGATTTGAATGTGGTTCGTATCGCGCGATTCTTCGGTATAGATCCAACCAACTCAACATTATATGTTTGGTTGATATTATCCAACAACTCTTGAGTGCGTATGGATGATTGGGTTTTTTTCTCTATTTCTCGGCAATTTGAACATCCCCTAGTCCCATGATGCTCATTAACATGAATTAAGCGCAAAATTTTACAATCTTCTTTTATGGTATCACATTTATTGCAACGTATTGTCAGGTGAGTAGTTGTTAGTAGTGGCATCGGTACAGGAGATGTTAATATGGTGTAATCAAGCTGTTGTTCAATAAACCAGAGTAAATTAGGATATCTGTCATATTTTCGAGTCATGGCTAATACTAGTGTTGATTCTTGTAGTAGTACTTAGTATAAATACTAGTCAGGTAATAATATAAAAACCAAGGGTAAGAATACAATTGGGTGGTGTGTAGACATTTGTAAATGTTGATTAAATAACTATTACTTTTAATTCACATCGTCTACATATTTTATAGGATTTTATTGTTGGATGCAACACTATTAGCTAGCATATAAAGAAAAGGGAGACCGAAATCTCCCTTTGTTTACGCGGTGTCAGCGATTAAGCAAACGACACGTTAGAGCAAGTGATCTTGCCGTAGTAGTCAGCACTGTTACCCAAAGAGGTTGTGGTGCTTGTAAATTGAGCTTTTGCGTAACGAGTCATCAAACTCATTACCGGCTGCATCGTCACTGGATTCATGATCACACCAGTAGACATCAATGGAACATATGGGCAGTAGAAGTAGCCTGCGTCCTGCTCGCCATTTCCACCTTTGTAACCAACCAAGATTTCATCATCACCTGTACCACCAACATCAGTTGCCTGAGTTTGATTCCATAGGTAAGAGTACACCTTGATAGAGCCGTTCAATGTACCAACTAGCATTGTGTTATTTGGACCTTTGAAAGAACCATCGATAGCTGGTGCGAAGACGGACTTAGCAGCAGATTGAAGGATGGAAACGATCATTGGAGAAACAACGATGAAGTTAGCAGTGCCACGACGTGTCTTGCGACCGATTTCATTCGCTACGTAGTTGATCAAGATGCCCAATTGAGCAAAACGATCGCCACCGAATGTTGGACGATAGTAACCAGCTGCGGATGGTAGAGCGCCGTCCCAGTTTGCAACAGTACCAGCTAGTGCTAGCAAGTCGCTGATGATTTCGTTGTCAATTTCTTGAACGATTTCAGCAGACATACCTGTTGTCATTTCTGTTTCGATGTTCATGCCGTGTTGGCTGTTCAAATCTTGCATAGCTTCGATTGTCCAACCTGTTTGCAATTTACGGCTCTTGGATTCAACAGCCTGAGATACTAGTTCTAGGGAAACCTTACGGCCGCCAGAACCTTCCATTGTACCACCAGAACCACCAGTTGTACAGCCATCTAGTGCAGAGTGACCAGCATTAGCGCCCCAACCTTGACCAGATGGAACACCAGAGATGTTTGGCTGACCAGAACCAGAATCGATACCAGAAGCGCCAGCTGCAACAGCTGCATCAGTAGCGCCAGAGTAGTAACGACGCACTGGCTCTGCATTACCAAACATTTCTTCACCAGCTGTTACGGTACCAGGAGCTGCTAGAGTCTCATTGTACTTGTAACGCATCGAGTACACGATACCAACTGGAGCTTTCATTGGCTGAACGCCAACTAGTTCAGTTGCGATTGTACCAGGAATGATACGACGGATCATAGGGATCAAGATGTTACGGAAACCAGCGATATCTTGAGCAGCGATAGAACCGCTAGCTGCAGACTCGTTTAGGTTGTAAGTCTTTTGGTTTTCCAAAAGTGTATCAACAACTTTACGCTTTTCGCCGGATAGGCCAGTTAATAGGACTTCTTTCGTTTCGCCCCAGTTTTCAAATAAGTTCATTTCAATTTTCCTTTGTGAGTGAGTTGTGTAAAAATATTACATCAATCCCGCGCTCTGTAGCAGGCGCTTCTTATCAGCATCCGATAGACCAGCTGCGCTTTCAGTCACAACGGACTTTTTAGCGGCAGTATCGCCTGTCTTCAGCGTTACAGTTTTGGGATCAACTTTCGACTCAGCTAGTACTTTTGTTTCCTTCTCTGATTGTTGCCCTGCATCCGGTGCTGTTGCACCTTCCTTGATCACACGGTCGATAAATCGCTCGTATGTTTCTTGCAATTTGTCGGTAGCGACAGTTGCTAGAATTGTTTCCATCACTTGACGTGATTTACCTTCTAGTGGTGCTAGAACGGTAGCCATTGTTGTTGTACGTGTTACAGCTGCTAGGCTTTCTTTTAGACCAGCGTTTTCAGCTGCAGTTGATTTAACTTGCTCAGCAAGCTGATCAATCTTACCAGCGATACCAGTAGACTGAACATAATATTGCTCAAATTCAGCACGGAAGCCTTCAAAGATTTTAGAACCCATTGCTTGACGCTGAGATTCAACTAAGTCTTCGCGCATCTCAGCAAACTCCTCAGCAACCACCATATCGAGAAATGTATCTAATTTTTCAACTAGAGTTAATATGTCTGTCTTGGTTGATTCGACAAGTTCAGAACGAGCTTCGACCAGACGAGCAGCTTGTTCAGCTTCTAGGTCACGGAATGCTTCGATGTCGGCTTTATGTGATTCAATGTGCTCGTGTAGAGATTTGCCAGCAGATGTTGCATATTCCTCAACAGCCTTTGTAACCATTTCATCCACAGACTCGATTAGAGTATCACGCTCTTTAACAAAGTCTTCAGCAAAGCGAGCAGTCAACTCTTCAGTAACTTCTGCGCGTGCTTTATCAGCGGCTTCTTGAACAACTGTATCGAGAGCTGCCTTGATAGAAGCTTTAGTGTCTTCAGTCAAAACATCATTTTCGAGTAGCTTTTGTAAGATTTCGGTTGCCATTTTTTAAATGTCCTTTGCGTGTATTTACCCGCTCAGTGCGAGTTCATTTACTTTATTTATTAAAGTTTGACAAACTCCTGCAAAAAAGGTACCTTTTTGCATACAGGCTCTATAGTTCCCCAGCCATAATCTTATCCAACAGGGCGCTGCGATCTATGATTAATGTATTGTTTGTCACATTATTGACTGCGTCGATCCCCCCCGATGCTGCTAGTTTATCTTTGTGTTTTTTGAAGTCGGCTTTTTGCTTAATGGCATCTAGTGCTGTACCAAGCGCTTGGATAGCAACCTCACCCATTCTCGGTAGAGCGCGTGGATCAGCAAACGCCATTTGTTGTTTCATTTCATTAGCGACAGCCATTGCTTCAGCTTGAACGGCAGCAAGCTCCGTATCGATTGAGTTGTCCTTAGCGTCATACGTTGCGGTTGCAACAGTTGGTAAGGTTTCCACAGGAGTTGGAGCAACGATTGAACGCTGAGTTGAGTTTGGTTCAAGATCAAACACGTGCTCCAACGGATTAGAAATATTTACAGCTTGCATTTCAATACACTTTGGTAGAGTATTTACTGTGCAAGCTGTGGAGGGTAACTTTGGGGTTAGATTAGCAGGATTCTAGCCAACCTTTTTCGCTAGCCCAACGACCCATCATAGCACCAGTTTCCTTGCAGAACGCAGTTTCGGATTTACCGGTTGCTTTGACACGATACTGTTTGGCAGCCTTGTCCCACTTAGCTTTATCTTTAAATGTTACCGTTTCTGCAACATAACCCTCTTTGACACTAACAAGAGCGGTAGCATCACCCATACGCTTTGTAAACTCTGGATGCAAGTGCTCGTGTGAACCTGAGTCCTGAGCGATTTTCCAGTATTTGTCTACTGCTGCACTATCCTTCTTACCAAGAGCGCCGTGGAGGTTATCTAAGATGCGAATATCATTGCGGAGTAGCTCAATCTGCTCTTCGTCATCTGTGTCGGATAAGTGGTCAATGATCTTTTGGATTGCTTCTTTGATTTCACCAAGGTCAAACTTACTAATCCAATCGAGATCTAATTCAGACGGAACTTCTTTCTCAATATCACGAGGGTTTTCTTCTCCATCTGTTGCATCAATAGTTTGATCAAAGTCTTCTACATCATCTGCTTCTGTAACACCTTGATTAACATCTATACCGTACTGCTTCTTTAAATGACTGGCGATCGTACCTGCGCCTATTCTATGCTGACGCTGTTGAGCAGGATCGTTCGTTTCTTTGGACCAACGGAGCTTATTGGCATAATCTTGCTTTAGTTGTTTAATTTTGTCTTCTTTACCTTCTACAACACCTTTCCAGCCTTTGTCAGGATTCTGCCAAGGAGTTGGACCGCCACCGTGTTCATCATCTTCGCGATTATCGCGTTCTGCGACTTGGGATGTGCGCATATCACCAGTTTTCTTAGCGATGCGATATTGTGAGTATGGATATGCTTGCAAGAAGCGGCGAGTAAACTGTTCTACTTGAGCTGCTGGAATAACAGGCTTACGGACCAATAGTTGACGAACAACACGTTTATACGCTTGTTCATCAGTGATGGTTGATACTTGGCGGATTTCGGATTTAAGTTGATTAATAATGTCAGAGTGAACGCTGGATGGGGAAGCATCTTCAGTTGTTGACTTAAATCGATTGCGCGCTAGACCGGATAGAAATTTGATATTCGCTCCTGCTAATTGTTGCAGAACTTCCTGTGGATACTTATTTAACTTACCGATCAAAGATTGGTACGAAGCTGACGCAGGATCAATACGTTCGATGCGAGCATAGTTAGCACGAAGCGTGTCTAATTGTTGTTGAGATAGGAGTGCCATAATAGTTCAGTGTTGGATGATGTATTTAGTGGAAATAAGATATAACAGTACCTAACCCCTGCTGGATAACTTGCTTTTCCTGTTCGGCGCGAGCTATCGCCTCAGGGGTTGATGCTTTGTCTCGCTTCTTGCTTGCGATCTCGATTTCAACTTTAGATCTATATTCGTGCACGAAAGCTCGTAAGAATTCATCAGATGAGTGGTACTGGTCGAGAATTCCCTTGCCGTATAGATCATTTAGTGCAAAGCTGTTGGCAAGCCCTTTAATGCCTACGGCAAGGAATGCGATCTTAACGTCTTTTGTATTCACACCAGGATGAGATTTTAGTTGAGGATCGACTTTGACGCGTGTTCGATTAATTCCAGCTTGGGAGGCAACGTAGTATAGAATATCAACAATGAATGATGTTGGTGATGTTGATATTGTTTGAACAGAAGTGTTCTTGCGAGTGCTAAATGAAACGTGCTCACCTTGGTCATTGACCTTCAACTGAACACCAGCGTGTTGAATACTCATATCAAGCAGGGCGCCGAGAACAGAAAACATATTACCGTTTAGTAACCCCTTCAACCCACGCTCTGGTGTCGTACGGTAGCGACCCCATTCTGCATTACGTTGAATGTGCCAGATAAAATCAACTTGCACATATTGATCAGGCCCAATTTTAACAATTGGGTGACCAGGTTTCGACTCACCACCTAGTAAGACATAATCTGGTTGAACAGAGTCAACAAACTGCTGTTGCCATTGGTTCCACTGATTCTGCATTGCTGAATGTATACCTTCCATATCAGGAACAATGACTTGAAGATCGATGTCGCCATACACCTTATCATCTGGATCAACATCGTGGTAAGCGCTGCTACCCAATGGGTGACCTATTTTGATTTGCTCCGTATGGCCTTGTTGGATTAGCCACTGATTAAAGTCGGCGGCAAATTTCTGTGTAACGACGAGAGCTTTCTTTACAACAGACGGAGTAACAACTGTGGATTGTGTGGCGGGGCTGTCCCAACCCCCTGCTTGAAGGTATTGTTCAACGATAGTAAACACTTGATGTAGTTTCATTATTTTGTTCCAAAAATTTGGGATTCTGTTATGATTCGGAAATTTATATCACGCTCCTTGCACCATACACATGCAGCCTGCCACTTAGCATAATTTATTGCACGCTGTAATTTGGCATATGTATTTTCTTTTACTTGCTCGTCTACTTGAGATTTCGGTTTTACTTCAATCAATTCCCGACGTTTGTTGCCGTTTTTATCAGTGAGCTCGACGTAGAAGTCTGGGTAGTAGTTTGCAGGCTTGCGCTTTACTGGGTTGAAGTATGGGATTTTGATTTCTTCACTCATCACCTTGGTAATAGACGGATTATTATCAAAAAACTGAAGACACCGAAGCTCCCATGACGAGCGAAAGATGATGTTATTGAGATCACCTTCAAACTTTTGTGGGTTAGCTGGACGATATCGACCTTGATGATATTTCGACATAAAAATAGCCCCATTGTAGGGGCTATTTAGTTAGTGAGTGACTTATGACTATTTGGTGCGTTTAACGAGAGCTAACAGATCAGCTTTCACAATAGCTTGTTCATCTAGTCGACCTTTGTGCTTTGTATCACCCCGTTTAGCAGCGCGTTTTTGATCAGAATGCTTACCCGCTCCACCCATCTTTGCATTCTTAGCAACAAAGTTACGGGGGGCTGTGGTTGATTTCTTTTCACCAGCCGCTTCATGTACTTCACTCGCGTTTTCTCTTGCAAAGTATGAAGAGACAAGATCACTAAGGAAATCAGGGTCGTATACGAACATCTGACGAGCTTGCTTGCTACCAAACTCCCGTTCCGCAATTTCAAATGCACGATCCGCAATCGCATCTTCATCAACTAGTCCAGGTGGAAGACGATCTGCAAGTTGGTCAGCGTATTGGTCACCCACTGCTTCGGATAGTGTGGAAGTATCAACTAACAATACTTCACCTTCTTTTAATGGGGTACCATCTTCACGGAACGCAGACTCGCGAACGATTTTCACGCCAACGTTATTAGTCAATCGCTTCCATGCAGCAATGGCATCCTTTTCACCACCGAAGCACATAAACCCTTTCCCGCGAACGGGAGGATTGTCGCGCGTTAAACAGTACTTGCCGCTTTTATTACTAGCCATAGCTCGATTAGGGGCAAACCAGGGATTGTAGTTGGTCAAGCGATCGGGTGCATTGCCCAACTCATTGAGCGCTTCGGTTAAGATAGATTCCTTCATACTTTCTTTGTGAATGATTTTTGCAACGCCCCCATGATAGCTAGCTGTTGTGTGATTATTGTTGCCAATTTTTTCAATTCGTTTTATTTCTTCAGGATCTCTAGCTAGTCTTTCACGCTGTTGCTTTAGCTCCCAAGCAATGGTTCCTATTCGAGGAGACCGGGACTTAGTAGCTTCAGTGAACGATCCGTCACTTTGTGTACGGGCAGTTTTAATATCGATATCACCATTCCCGTTGCGTCTGGACCATCGCGCGAATGCCACACCATTAATCAAAACTTCTACAAAGCCGTTGGCATCTGTCACAAATTCCGCCCGATCGTCCAGGAGTTCAGCATTGACGCGTGCGACATCTTGATCCCACTGTCGTTTGCTCCCGTAGCTAGTGCGAGATTTATTTAATAAATCTCGACTATCATGCGCTGGTAAATTAACGCCACTACGTCCTGGCATATGATCAACGTCGTGGGGAAAGGCTTCTTTTTTCGTGCGAATAGCTGTATTTGTCATAGTTGAACCTCAAATTGATATTGAATGATTGAGTATTTAGTGTGAAAGAATCATTCGCGGGAACTCTATGCGTGCATAAATAGGGATATACTCGTTTTTATAAAAGGCTTACACATGAGCACACTATCACAAGTTGGCGGACTTCCAGACGTTGGAACAGGTTTTCTACAACCTAAACAGCAAAACAAATGGAGAGTGACATTTTTGCAGTTCGGAGAATTGCAAAATACAACACCATTATCTATGCAAGCAAAAAAGCTAACTAGACCAAATTTAGAATTTCAAACACACGAAATGCACCGTTACAACTCTGTATCGAAAGTATTAGGTAAGCACAAGATTGGTGATCTTAGCATCACATTTGACGATGATATTGGCAGCTCGGCTGGTAAAGTGATCCAAGCTCAGCTACAACGCCAACAGTACGTGGTTGGAGCAGATGGTCCATTCTTGGCAGCAAGCCAAGAAGGTAGCATGTACAAGTTTGCAACCATTCTCGACTTACTAAACGGCAACGACTTGGTACTGGAGACGTGGACGTACGAAGGTTGCATGATCAAGGACTACAAAGGGTCTGAACTCGATTACTCCAACTCCGATGCACTGACAATCGATTTGACAATTTCTGTTGATCATATGTTCCAACGCTTCCCGAACGCTGTCAAGAATAACATGGCACTTGGTGGCCAGGGCGTTGGCGGTTAATCGACACACAACATCTAGGTGAATTACAAAAGGGGGCTTTTTAGCCCCCTTTTTATTGGCGTAAATAGTGGCTACTTCCAGCGTACGAGCAAATGGCAACGAAAAACGTCAATGTAAAAAAGGGCAACTCAACTAGTGTTGAAATGACACCAGATCAGGTGAGGGAGTTCACAAAATGTGCTAAGGATCCAATTCACTTCATTCAAAATTACGTCTACGTTCGACATCCTGTTAAAGGACGAACGCTGTTCAATCTATACGATTATCAAGTTGAGCTAATCGACGCATATCACAACCATAAAGACGTAATTACATTATTTCCACGCCAATCTGGAAAATGCACCAGAGCAAATACCAGATTAACGAGGGTTCAGAAAAAATCCATAAATAGATTTAAACAAGTATTGCTGTGGTTATTTTTTCCAAAGGATTTTACAGATGTATTCCTCGAATAGTAAAGAAAGACAAACACGTAGTAACCAACATCATAAAATGTTGACAAACAATCAAAAATATCAGAACGCAGTTGAAGGAGTTGAATTTGTAACTTGCAAATGCTGTGGATTGAAGGCTTCTCAATTATCCAAGCACGTAAAATCAGCTCACGTGTTAACAACTGATCAATACTACGAAAAGTTTAATTGCGATAAAACTGCTCTAATGTGTAAGAACTATCTCGATCAGTTAACCACTCGTGCGCTTACTCGAAACCCATCTAAAGGACACGGTGGCAAATACTCTGCTCACTCACCTAAATTCATCAAATATCGAGGATTATCTGAGCAAGAAGTTGCTGAGCGAATTGCAAAAGTTAAAGCATACGCAACAGCAAAGCGGATCGAAATTCCCTCCAGTACAACTCTCGCTTACTGGTTACAACGAACTAATGGTGATGTTGAACAAGCTACCGAACTACAATCAGATCGTCAACGAACGTTCTCTTTAAAAAAGTGCATTGAAAAGTACGGTGAGGAAGACGGCTATGCACGGTGGTGTGCTAGACAAAAAAAGTGGTCCGAATCATTCACAAAAAGCGGAGCGAAGACAGGTGTGTCTAACATATCAAATGATTTGATTGCACAGTTACCTAAGTCGGATAGTGTGCGATCAGCATATCACAATAGCGAAATGGCAATTACTGTGAAAGTAGTTCGACAAGGTAAGGTAGCACATAAGGTTTTCAGACCTGATTACGTTGATACAACCAGCAAAAAAATCATTGAGTTTTTTGGAGATTACTTTCACGCTAATCCGAAAAAATACAATGCGGGTGATGTTATTAGACAAAGTAACCCTCCATTAACAGCAGCACATCTATGGGAGAATGATAAACAGCGTGCAGACGGTTACACAGATGCAGGTTACAAAGTACATATCGTTTGGGAAAACGACTTCAGAAAATCCCCTCAACAAGTATTGGAACAATGTTTACACTTTTTAAACAATTAAAATCTTCATTCCGCAATTGGTGCTTAAATGCATCTGATATTTCGATAGGTGAACTATTCTCCGAAACCGAGTCTGCTCTGTGTTCAATATATAACAACAACGTCCTCAAATTTGTCGAGAGGGGTGCACCAGACGATTTGTTCGTAAACACCCCTTCCGGATTTGCTCCCGTTAAGCACATCTTTAAAACTGTGCCGTACGACGTATGGTGTGTTAAGTTAAATAATGGTTCCGAAATATATTGTGCCGACGAGCACCTTTTGATTGATTGTACTGGAGCTGAAGTGTTTACCAAAGATTTGGCGCTAGGTGACGAACTTGTAACAATTAACGGAATTGCAACTGTAATCAGTGTTACAAAAATAGACTGCCCTCCTGAGTCAATGTACGATTTGGAATTAGCTGATGAAAACCACGTGTATTATACTAATGATATTTTATCACACAACAGCGAGACGAGTTGTGCGTATTTGTTTTGGTTCAGTATCTTCAACAAAGATAAAACTGTACTAATAACAAGTAATAAACACAAAAATTCAAGTGAGATGATATCACGTATCAAATACATGTACGAGAGTCTTCCTGACTTTTTAAAACCTGGAGTAACAGACGATGGTTGGAATAAGCTTTCATTGAAGTTTGAAACAGGTAGTCGCATTATTTCTGATGCAACATCCGAAACAACTGGTCGAGGCGGATCATTCTCAATTTTGTATTGCCTTGGTGGAGATACAACGGTAACAGTTCGTGAAAGCGATGTGGGTGATGCATTGACAATTTCTTTACACGACTTGTATCACGCAACTGGGATTAATGCTAGTGAGGGATTTAATGCAAATACAACACATCAAGTTTTGACTCCCCACGGTTGGGTCGGCTTTAGTGGTATACTTAAAACTCTCGATAAACAATTATTTCGAATATCACTTTCCGATGGTACCCACGTAGATGCTACTGCTGAACACGCTTTTTTCACAAGTGGTGAACGCAAGCAAACAAGAGATTTACGTGCATGGGAATGCATCGACACTACCACAACTCAACTGATTGTAACTGATGTACAACCGATTGATACAGCAGCGGTGTACGATTTAGTGGAGGTAAAAAATGGCGATCACTCATTTTTAGTTAATGGGAACATTATTACAAAAAACTGCGACGAAACAGCTTTCGTGCGGCCGATGATTCAGACTGAATTCTGGGCATCAATTTCTCCTACACTAGCAACTGGCGGTAAACTGTTTATGACCTCTACACCAAATGGTGATAGTGATTTATTTGCAACACTATGGCGAGGTGCTGTAGCAGGTATTAATGGAATGAAGCCACTAACAATTAAATGGAATAAAGTACCGGGTCGTACCGAAGCGTTCAAGAAGCAAGAAATCGCAAAGAATGGGGAATTAAAATGGCGGCAAGAATTCGCTTGCTGCGAAAGTGACGAAACAGTAACAGTACAGGATGAGAGTGGTAAAATACATACTATATCACTGGAAACTCTGTTTAACATACTTACTGAGAGTTCGGTATAAATAAGTGGCAACAAGTGTTATTTTTCATGGCAATAGAATATAGTGAAGGGTATCCATACCTTGGAGTGTTTATTAAATCCCCTATAGATGGTGAAATATATTGCAGAAAGAATGGTGATTTTTTAAGACATCTTGTTACGAACGATGTTGCATCATATGCGGATCTTATACACAAGATGCATCCAGAATTAGTTACATTTTGCTCATGTGGTGCAAGAAACTCGTTTAGTCGAAGTAGAATGGAGTTTTTGACTTGCTGTGGTTCAGACGAATGCACAATAATCGCTCGAAGAGATGCGCTGAGGTCACGCAGCATCGAACAAAAAACCCAACACATTGCTAGTATAAAACAAGCAAAGCTGAATACACCAAAGGCAATAAAATATCTTCACCAACAACAGAGAATAGCCACTGGTACAGCACGAGGTTCATACAAAAAGTCAGTAATAAAGCGAGAGTTGACTTGTCAGGCGTTGTACGGTGATAAAAAATACAACAACTCTGAAAAAATAAGCAATACAAAACAAAACTGGACTGATGAACAGCGGCGGCAGTTCTTAGATAATCTAACGAAGGCGTTTGGTGGCAGATGGATGAATGATTTTACCACATCTGAGACTTGGCAGAAGCGACGAAAAAAACTAGAAGCGTTAGGTAAAGTGGTACCATTTGAGTTATTGTCGGAATGGAAGCAATATAGTTATACAGCTCGAACTCTCACCGAGCGCAACTACCGCTCCAACAAGCACACAATTAATCCAAATAACTACACAAGGGCAACATCTGGAGACGGATATCATTTGGATCATATAATGCCTGTGATTTATGGCTTTTGTAATGATATTCCACCTGAGGAAATCGCTGCTGTAAACAATCTGCAGATGTTACCTTGGAGAGATAATATATCAAAAGGTGGAAAATATGACCCCAATTCTACACAATAACAGGCTCAGCTACAAAATACTAACACCAAATGGGTTTGAGCCCTTTGGAGGCATTTCTTTTAATGGAGTAAAACCAACAGTTGTACTAACATTTACAGATGCAACCACTTTAACAGTTACAACAGACCATCGGTGTTTTGTTAAACGCAAGGAGATAGTCGCGAAACGCATAAAACCAAATATGATTCTCGATGGCATTCCACGCAACAAGCAAGTCGTGTCAATTAAACAAAACATTCCAGAGCGTGTATATGATATTATACACACAACATCTCACGCGTATGTATCAAGTGGGGTCGTATCCCACAATTGTGAAATGCTATCAAGCGATCCACTGCTAATCGATAGTATGAAGGCTGCTCAACTAAAAACACACGAACACAAATCACAAGAGCTTGGTGTTAAGATCTGGCGGGATTTTGAAAAGCAGGAGCAGATAAAATATCAACAATCAACATCCCAACAAGTCAATAACTACAATTTACACAATCAGTGGCACAACCCAAGTCGGCAGGAGGCTGTTGAGACTAAAGTGTACGATAGGCAGTGTATTGTAACTGTTGATCCAAGCAAGGGTGTAGAACGAGATTTTACCGTAGTCCAAGTGTTTTCATACCCAGGGTTGGAGCAGATGATGGAGCTGCGGTCAAACAAGTCGAAGACTGGTGATATTTACATCGCCCTGAAACGGATATGGGAGAAGGCTGATAAGGCTGGTTGGCAGGTATATTTTACAGTTGAGAATAACGGCGTTGGTGAAGGCTTGTTAGCGCTATTTGCGAACGATGAGGCTCTACCAGAAAATGTTGAGCTCGTATCAGAGGTCGGTCAGATTGGACTGAATACAAGCAATAAGTCGAAAGCGCTTGGGTGCAAGATTTTCAAAGAGTTTGTTGAAGGTGGAGTACTAAAACTCAACAGCCGTGATTTGGTACACGAAATCAAGAACTTTATATTAACAGGTGGTACATACAAAGCAAAAGAAGGTGCAACAGACGACTGTGTGATGGCTACTATACTAACGTGCCGTGTCGTCAAACAGTTAGCTGCATATGACGAAACAGCGTTTGATATGTTGTACTCCGTCGAAGAATCGGAAGAGAGTAAACACGAGTTTGACGATACCGACGACTACGATGAAATGCCGATGATATTTTAACGCAGTACGGGCTTACCAAACACAGATTCGGTAATAATCTTATTACCTAAGCTGCGTTGGTACGTGCTGTGATCTATCATTTTTAGTGCTGGGTCGTTGAACAACTGCCGTAAAAACTGCTCGTTTGATACGACAGGTACTTGCATTTTCATCAACACTGCTCGCATTGCATCACTACCCTCGAGCCAGTATCCAACGGTACCAAGCATGGTAACCATCTTCTCAGTAGCGCGATCTTTGGAATGTCGCTGACCGTCGTGACCCAGACCTTGTATTTTACATCCTTGCCAGTTTTCATTACTACGAGGCTTACGAAAGAATACAGTGGCATTGATGCTTGCATCGCCGTCCCAATCAATCACTTCCCAATCAGATGGTATAACGTCTTTTAGGCTATTCACGAAACTACCCTCAGGTGTATTGTAATATGCATTGCGGACTAAATCGATTAGGTCATTGCCAACCTCTTGCTTATCAGATGTCGATAACAACGTCTCCCACTTGTTTTGTGGCAGTGCCAACTCGCTAAGTACATTGGCAGATTCGATTAGATAGTTGACGAACCGTCCCATGACAGTGATTAACCAAGTAGGCTACGCAAAAACTTTGTTACTTCCGTATCGAAGTACTTCTGTGCTGCTTTGTCTTCTTGCAATGCTTCTGCAAGAGTTTGCACCATGCGGCCCTGTGCATCTTGTTGAAGTGCTTCGTAGATCGATGCTGGCATTGCGTTTGGGGCAGATGGTGTAGCAACCAAGTCGATGCATGAGCACTGGAAGTTTTTAACAACGCCACCTTCCATCACATCACCGGTACCACGAGAGGATACACCAAGACGTCCACCACCTTCAAGAATCTTGGAAGCGATTGAGCCCATTGGTGTGTCAAGAATCTTGATGCGACCGACTGCGTTGGTACCGTCCATACGGAGGGATTCAAACATATGGGAAACATTTTTCAACTCGATTGCAATACGGGAGTCAAGTGGGTGGTCGAGTTCACCAAAGCACTGTTTGTTTTTGATTGATTCTTGGAGTGATTCAACAGCACGAGAGATTTCTTGAGTAGGGTAACGACGTTTATTGCGGTTCTCAGCATCGCCCATCATGCAAACCCCCTCGAGGTACCAGTTGCGGCGACCGGTTGCTTCATCAACAAAAGATTCGACAACTGTGTTAGCTTGGTCGGGAGTATAGATTTCGTGAAGGAACGAGGTTTTCATAATGGAAAATAGACAGTGTATATCGTATTTATGTAAATAACTGACTGTGCACATAGGTAGGTGGAGATGATACCGAAAATAATTCACCAACTTTGGAAAACTAACTCAATACCTGATGAATTTGCTGAGTTTGTGAATAATTGGAAGCGGCTCCACCCTACATGGCAGTACAAATTGTGGACCGATGATATGCTTCTAGAGTTTGTTAAGACAGAGTATCCTAACTTCATATCAACTTACAACAAATATCCTTACAACATCCAACGAGTAGATGCAGCTAGGTATTTGATATTGAACACAGTTGGTGGAGTATATGCAGATTTAGACATCGAACCAATTAAACCAATAGACGATCTATTAACTACGGACCAAGTGTTTGCTACCGAGCATCCAGTAGATGCTAGTAGGATGGGTGTTAAAACGTTAGTAAGCAACGCATTTATGGCAGCTGCACCAAATACAACAGTATTCAATCACATTACTTCCGAATTGATGTGGCCCCCAACTAAACAATACCACGATAAACGGATGGTGGTGCTTCACTCCACTGGACCAATGTTTTTAACGTATTGTGTTAAAGATGCTGATGTTCTACTATTGCCAAGCAACACGTTCTTTTCCAGATCTCTCACTGGAATTCAACACTCAACTCCTGACCAGATATATGGAATTCACCACTTTGCAAGTACTTGGTGGTGATTACCGACTAGACCTGAGGAGGTGGTTCTTCTGCCGCAGGTGGAGGTTCTTCACCACCTGCATTGTCATCAATAGGTGGCTCCTCAGTATCGAGGCTTAGGTCACCCATTCCGCCTCCACCACCAACATCAATTCCACCACCCATGCCTGCGCCACCTTCAGCAACAGCATCAGGTTGGTACAACTTCATCAACAACATTGGGTCATCGAGTTCGACACCCTTCTCTTCACGGAGCAAGCGTTCGTTTTCTGCAGACTCAGCTTCCGTCATCTGTAAGAATCGTTTCATTGCGAAGCGAGGGGACATTTGAGGAATGCTAGTCGTACTTGCAAATACATTGAGTAAGTCAGCGTCCTTAGCTGCCTGACGATATGATTCAAAATTCGATGGTTCGGGGAGTTTCAAGAAGAATGCATCTTGATCAATACGGATACCAACATTCTTTAAGAAAAGTTTAAACTCCGTATCGAGAGTTGCAATCAATCGATCTTGCAGGCGTTCAATGAACTTTGCAAAACGCAATTCCTGAATAAATGCAACACCAGACTTGCCGTCATTGACTACTGCTGGACCAGATCCTGTATCACGCACCCACGAAGTCGGGATACGAAGACCTTGATTGAGTTTGTCAGCAAAGTAGTTTAAATCCTCAAGTGAACCCAGGTTCTGACCACCAGGCAATACTTCAATCTTACTACCTTTACCTTCAGCACCTGTTGCGAGGAAAAAGTCTTCCATCATATCCTGAGGGTCGTACACCGTGTCAACAGTAGCTTCATTGCCATTATTGAGAGCAGGAATACTACGCTGACGCATCTCCGTTTTCACTTGTTGTAAGTAAGCCTTTGCACGGTTAGGGGGCATGCGACCAACGTCAATATAGAACACACGTTTTTCGGGAGCGCGCTGGACACGGTAGATGATGATCGAATCTTCGATTAATTTTTTCTGTTGATACGCGCGGTACACAGACGCTAGAATCGACTTGCCAAACGGAGCTGCATCACTCATATCGTTATTTAACGTAAAACGAATAATTTTGGTAACCGGCTTGATTACTAACTCCTGCTGTTTGATCCCAACATTGTATCCCGCGTGTTGAGCATTCTTGTAACCTTCATTAACAACAAAACCAAGCACTTGAGATGCATTGTTTTCGTTAACGTAAGCACCAGTTACTTGTTTCGGTGGAATGTAGTCCCATTTGCTGAATGGTTCAGGTTTGTTAAAGAATACGTCACCGTACTTGACAAGTTGACGAGCGATGTCGAATAGTTTAGAATCGAGTCCTTGACTCTTCTTCCACCGACCAAGGGCAGTTTTTAAAGTAACGTGTTCAGATTCAGTTAACGAATCCTCCTCAGCATCAATCGAGATCAAATCAGCGCCACGCCCACTAGACATCTCTTCTGCAATAACATCAAGTGCTCGCGATACTTCAATATCAGCGTCCATTAGATCATACTCGGAATATTTTGCTGTCCGATTGCCAGAGCCTGTAACAATATTTGAGTACCAACCAGTGATATTACCAACTGCAACACTATCAAACGCTACGTTGTCGGTTATTTCTGCTGGAGTTGGTTCAGCATTGATGAGTTTGAAGTACCCTGCGAACTTAGCGGTTTTTGCCATTGGAAACAGTATTCTTTGACTTTAATATCCCAGTATTTAGTACGTGGGGGCAATGGTTAACTATTTTAGCTACCTGTTTGGGTTGCACTTGCAGCCCATCCAGCATTATTGAGATTAGAGTGAGAGGCAATACGATGAAGAGCTTCGGCGTGTTTTGCTCGAGTTTCTTTGTCAGCCAGTGGATCAGCATTACGATAGAATTCGATAGCAAGCATAAAAAACTCACGTTGTAGATCATCAGTGGACGACGACCGGATACCACGATCCTTATTCATCTCCGTTTGCTTCTTCTGCTGTTCTGCAGATTCTTTGGCTGCCTTTTCCTTCGCATCCTGCTCTTGTCGAGCCAACTTGGCTGTTGGAGAATTATAGTAGTTATATGCTGTAACACCCGCACCTGCAACACCACCTGCTAAAGCGCCCCAAGGACCCGCTAACATTCCCATCCCCGCTCCTTCAGCAATGTTAGACATGAGATTCAGCGAGGTGCCTGTAGTAGTGCCATATCCACCAGCCTTTTCACTCGCAACGCCAAGACCATATCCAGCAAGCCCACCCAAACCACCTGTAACCCCTTTGATAAGAGAACCAGCAGTTATCAACCCCTTTCCGGCCGTAAGAGCTGTACCGGCTCCTGGGGCGCCAGCTAAAAATCCTTTACTTCTAGCAATAGTTTCAGCAGCAGACACAGCTGTTGGTCCTGCGCTACCTGCAGTCGAGAATGCAGTTAATAACCCCGAACCTACCTGACCTGCTCTGATTGCAGCTACTGCGCCTCGCCTCGAAGCACGCCTTCCTATTCCTGCAATGGAACGACCTTTACCAGCTGACATTAGATCAGAAATGCCAAGTCCGCCTTTAACAACCGAATACACAGCTACTGCTGCAGCCACTGCCCACAGTGCCGTTGTATTTTCTTTAAGGGCCGTGCCGTATCCAGCAAGAGTAGTGGCAATATCAAGTGGGGAGCCTTTTGCGCCTTGAGATGTTTCGCCTACCTTCGCTTCAAGTGTATCTGGATTCACTGCAGTTTCCATTTTAGACTGAGCAGCACCAACTCCCGACGCTTCTTGCAGCTGTTTTACCCGATCTGCTCGTATCCCACGTTGTACCTCTGTTAGCTGTTGTGTTTGATAGGCTTGTGCTTCCAACCTAGTGAGTTCAGCTGCATTTTCTTTCTTCTGCTTTTCTAGTTCATCACTCTGCACGCCGGTCAATCCAGTTCGACCCCTTGCATCAAGGATAGCTTGTTTTTTTAGATTTTCTCTGATGGCAGATCCTGCCGAACCAGAGTATAGATTAGCTAGTACACTACCAGCTGATTGTTGTTTAGCTTGATTACCTATGCGTTCAGATATACCCTGAGTGCGAGTTTGCATAGCGATCTTTTGCAACTCTTGAGCTTGCTCGAGAGAGTATCCTTGCAGCTTATACTCCAACAAATCTCGCGACTGTTTTTTTACATAATTAGCTCGCTCTTCTTGATTCAAACCCAACATGGTCTCACGATGGTCACGATCTTCTGTTATCGCTACGGATAGTTTCATCATATCCGTAGCCGACTGCCCAGTAATCTTCGACAATTTCATCGCGTTGGTAGCCAACTCATCCATTTGAGTAGCAGCAACTTTCGCACTAATACCTGCGGTTGCTGCACCTTGCAATACTTGAGCAGACAGTCGTGCACTTTCCTCACGAGAGGTAGTGATGGTTTGCAAACTATTAGTTGACTGTTTGAGTATGTCATTAAATTCACCAACAGAGGTCGTTGTTAATGATGCTGCACGAGCAGATGCGGTAATTTCGTTGAACGCTTGGGAACCAAGCCCCATACTAAGAGCAGTGCCCTGTCCTGACATAAAATCAGTGGAGTTAGCATAATTACCAGTAACTTTTGCAGATTGTGCTTCCTCATACAACCTCTTTGTCATCTGACCAAATGCAAGCCCTTTTGCGAAGCTAGCAAGTGCAGAAGTAGCGCCTTTTAACAAACTAACGTGACCTGTTAGTGCAGTTTTGTAGGTATCAAGTCCCTTAGTGGTTGCTGATGCTGTATCACTCAATGTGTGAAATTTTGCAGCAGATGCTGCATATCTTTTCGCAAGATCGTCATCGACTTTACCTGCCTTAGACGCTGTGACAACTTGCTTGGATAATTCCTCCAAATGATTTGTAGCAGCTAGTAGCTCTCGGTTTTGAGTTTTTAGTAAAGTACTACGAACAGCAACCTCTGCTTGCAGTTTGCGTTTTGACAGAGTCTTTATACGCTCAGCATCTTTAATTGCCTGCTCTTCGCGCTTTCGTGCGTCGATTACTTTAAGAGATTGTGTGGCTGAGGTTCCCAACGCCTTACTATCCTCGCCGACAGCTTTAGCGTGCTTGACAGTTGCCTCGGTGTCGCTGATTGTTGATTTAGACGATTCTCGTATACTTTTATTCAACTCACGCAGTGGCGTTTTCCAAATTCCAGTGATCTCGCTGGCAAGCACTTCATTGCGTCGCTTTTCAGCCTTGTAGTTTTGCACCTGTTCTTTGCGGACATCAATTAATGTGTCCGAAAGCTTACCCAACTCCATGACCATTGCACGCAAACCATTGTTTACAGAGTCGATGATAGCTCCTTGAGAGTTAGTGGATACTCCAGTCTGTGAAGTACTCTGGGTATTACCTTGTGTTTGCGAGGTTGTTGCCATTTGTTATTGGTTGTGTGGTAAGTATTTAGCGATGGGGTCAATAGTTTGGGCTTGCCTTTTGCGACTCTGATTCCAGTCGACTGGACAAAAATTCACCAATCATTCGACGTTCGGTGAAAGTTTTGCCCATCAGTGCATCGTATGTAATCGCTCCTCGCATGAAATATGAAAGTTCAATTAGTTCATTGAGTAAATGTGTAGCTTCCCCCTCCAACCGCTCAAACATCGATTTGATTAGTTCAGTGTTTCCAGATCGGAGGGTGATGTAAAAAAACTTTGAGGGTTCAGCGGAACTTGCACTGATAATTGTTCACCACAGTCTTTACACACAACTGACGACATTGGATCAACGCCCCATTTATTAGCACGATCTATCACACTAGACAATTCCTTAATCCACAATACAGGTAACGATTGCAACCACTCCACGATCATAGCAGGTTCCTGTATCGGCTCTCCGTCAGCAGTAACACATTCAATTGCTGGTAGAGTTCCTGTAATCAGTAACTTAGATATAAATGCAGCTCGAGTTAAGTCGTCGACATCATCACCAATCGGTTCGTTGACAGCTACTTGTGATATATTAAGCACATCCTTGAGGCGATATGGACGCATAGTGACGTGTTGCCCGTTAGGGAGCGTGTGCTCGAACGATTGCATCACTGTTGATGGATCTGCGTTTTTTGTCTCTCTGATAAATTTATTAATATCAACCAAGTACTCATGCTGCTTGCTATTATCACAACCGTGGTCGTAAGTAATTACTAGCGATGCACCAAGTGATACTTTACGAAGAACGATTAGCAGAAAATCAACATCAGCGGCGAGTAGCTCTAATGGGTTGTAAATTTGCGGAATGCACCGTGCAAATGTTTGTACAATCGCCTGTCCAGTGAATAGCATATCTGGAGTCTTCATCAATATTTCTTCATACGTGGTCATTGGCTGGACATAGATTTCACCGCCGCTGGTAATCACTTCATTAGCAACTTCGCTATTTTTGTAGAACAGTGCCTTGCTTGGCAGTACGACTGTCTCACCCGGGAGGCGCAGTGTGCGTAATAGTGGATTAGTTTGTTGCATAGGAAAAGCAAATAGGGCAGAGTATTTACTGCCCTATTTCTCGATGTAACTCTAAGGATAGGTTAAGATTTTGGGTAATTTTTACCGAACCGAGTATCTTGACGGAACTCCCCAAGTTCCTCATGCAGTGCTGAGACTTCTTGACGGAGTGTTACGTTTTCAATGCGTAAGTTGGTAATCTCTTCATGCAACTTACCAAGTTCAACACGCAAGCTTTCAATTGTGGTGGATAGCGTCTGATTTTGTTCATGCAGACGTTTAGTCTCGTCACTCAATCGCTGGAACAAGTCCGTCTCCACATTATTCTTATAGATATCTCGTTTGTCTGACGACCACATTTTCATCGCCTTTTGTAATCCAAATATACCACCACCAATTGCTGCCACTAACCCCGAAGCATACGTTACAAGATCACTTTCATTGAAGCTCATAGCGCTCTCCGATCTTGGGACCTAACATCCGACATCAATTGAGCAATGATCAAACCTTCTGCAAAAATAGGAATGATGCGCAGCCCCACCAACGTTGTAAAATTAAGCAACACATCTAGTGCAAATACGATTGTCCAAAGCGCGAGGCCAGTGATAGTTGTGGTGTACCGAATGACTGAATCTGATTCAGCACGCCGAACAACCATACTACAATATAATGACAATCCGGCGTATGCAGAAAAAGCAACTGCTGCTACCCACGCATGTATAGTAATACCATAACTATATAGATTCACCACTACAGGGTCGCGAATCACAGACGAGATTACAAGAGAGATTGTAACAACAATTGCAGATACAGCAAGTATTAGTTGCACTGGTCGAAGAGATAGTAACAAAATATCGCCGAGGCGTTGGATTAGTGTTGATATTTGATACATTGATACGAGTACTGGAGTAATGATGAAATTATTTATGCGATTGGTTAATTTTTAGTTGCTGTTTATACGCACTAATTTGATTTATGTAAGAAGTCAACAACTCAGCGTCAGTCATCACAATGAGATTGCTCGCCTGTAAATTCACCGTAACCCACTATACTCAGATATCACTAACCACACCATACCCACTTACTGAGATATGCCTTAGTATATCACGTGTCCCCGGTGATGTGTTGCTACCGATTGTTAGTAAGTACAAATATCAGTATTAACCGGTTTGTACCTTTATATCATGGAAATTAACAACACTACCTTGAATCACATCAGTGTTACCGAGAAAATAAGTATTAACCAATCACCTCGGTTGTGATAACAGTTGCTACCCAACGAATTGTTTGTCCAGTAGCACCTGTTACTTTGACAGTCAATGCACCACTGTTAATGTCAGCAAATACCTCAACATCCCAGTTTGTCGGACGACTGAGTGTAGTTTTGCTACCACCACCCGCAAAAGAAGTAGATGCTGCTGTAGCATCACGACTGATTGCGCCACGAATTTCCCAACTACCAATGCTTCCGATAGAGTCGACGCGACGGCCAACCACTTGCATAAAATAAGTATATGCGCTATTTGTTGGTAGTATAATTTGGGCAGATGAGCCGTCTGTGAACAGTTCTGTCGGTGCAGATGTTGTTGTATAATTGCGAAGAACGTATACACCCGTCTGTGCGTCCCCGACTACTGAAAAATTTCCACTTGCACGAACGATCGCACCATATACCGCCGTTGCAGCGCCAACGCCGGTAGCGACGGCAGCGGTTGTAGAAGTTAAATTTGTAACTGCATTTGTGATTCCATATCCAGCTACAGTGGTTGGTGTAGATGTAATTGTGTTCCAATGTTGAGTCGATGCTCCGGCTATCACACGACCTTTTTCATCAGTCGTCACATTAACATAGGTGCCAGCTGTACCTATCGAGACTAGAGTACCCAATATCGCTGTTGTACCTGAACCAGTAACGTCTCCCGACAGTGTTATTTGCTGAGGTGTATAATCGAATGATGTTCTTGCATCAGATGTTGCTGCATTGCTTGGAGTGAACCCCAATGCAGACGTGATGTCACTAGATGATAGTGATGCACCTGCTGTTACTCGACCTTTTGCATCGACGATTATTTTTGTATAGGTACCTGGGACTACTCCCGTATTCGCAAGCACAACATCAAGCAACCCAGTACCAGAACCCGCAACGTCACCTGATAATGTGATTGTTTGGTCTCCAGTATTGTTGCCGGTTAATGTGGTAACACCCAACTTGGATTTGATTGTAGTAGAAGTCTCGTCGCCAGTGTTAATACCAGATAAGTTAGCGCCTGTTATTTGCCCTGTTGCAGCGACTGAGGTTGGTGTGATGTTGCCAAGTGTCAGTGTAATGGCGGCGGTTGAAGATATCGTTGCAATCGAACCTGAAACACCATTTGCACTAACAATAGAAATGGAGTCAGCAAAACTTGGTAAGCTAGCCCATGAAGCTGTCGATCCGTTGGAAGTTAAATACTGACCACTTGCAGATGATTGGGGTGGTAGCAATGCTGTAAGCGCAGCACCAACAGTAGTTTGACCAGTACCACCATTGGTAATCGCAATAGTACCAGTTACGTTTGTTGCTGTTGCATTAACATTGCCAGCCACTGACGATACAATGGGTTCCCAAGTTGTAGCACCAAAAAACTCCAATTGACCCAATGTTGTGTTATAGCGCAACGCACCAGAGACGACCCCCGCAGGGCGAGCACTAGTATTGCCAAATGGCAGCTCCAACGCTTGACCACCGATTGTAAGGATATTTGTAAAATCGGGTGTGATTTTTTCTAAACTGTGATCAAAATTCATGTCTAAGCTAACTGTATGTATTTTATTTATCTTTAGGGTAGAAATACTTAAATGGACTTAAATGGACTTAATAATAGGGACGAAAAAAGAGCCTCCGAAGAGGCTCTTTTTATATTTTCAAGTTAATACTGATTAACCAATAACTTGCGCTGCGCGGATTGTAGCAACCCACTTCATTGCTACTGCATCGTCGCCAGTAACGGTAACTTTTAGAGCACCACTTGAAGCGTCAGCTACAACTGCAGCATCAAGAGCAATATTAGTTTCACCCAAGATAGACTTAGATGGTACACCAATGAATGCGATTGACGATGGTACAGCATCGCGTGCGATGATACCGTCGAAACGATATGCTGCAGATGCACCTGTTCCACGACCAATAACTTGAACAGTGAAATTCCATGCTGCATTAGCTGGCAGAGCTGCTTGAACTGCTGCACCGTCAATGAATAGCTCAGTAACACCAGCGTTAGCTGTTGTGTTGCGTAGAACCATTTCAATTGCAGCGGCATCATTAGCTGCTGTGAAGTCACCAGAGGTGTGTGTCACTACATTTGCAGTCAAGTTAACTGTCTTAGGAGTTGTATTTTCTGTATACAAAGCAATTGGTAGATCGCTGTATGCCAGAGCACGGAACGTTGGAGCACCAGAACCAACCACAGGAGCAGCAAATACTGTACCAACAGCTTGTGATGTTAGAGCAGCAGTTAGCGTACCTGTTGTTGTTACTGGAGAACCAGTTACGTTGAAGATACTTGGCAACGCAAGTGCAACGGAAGTCACACCAGTGTTGGTGATGGTGATATCACCAGCAACGCCAGCATCATTAACCAAGCTAACGCCCGTGCCAGCAACTAAAGTGCGGGTCGCGAACGTATCAGCTGCGGTTTGCACAACGATACCGGTAGTTGCTAGAGCAGCTAGAGATTCCAAACCAGCATCAGCAGCAATTGCAAATGTCGGAGCAGCTGCAGTACCACCAGCAGTAACTGTTAGTGCACCAGCAGAAGCTGTCGTAACAGCAACACTGTTTACTGCAGCACCACCAGTAATAGCGATGGAAATACCATTTGCACTATTTGTTACAGTAACACCTGCACCAGCAGTGATTGTACCAGCAGTAGGAGCTGCACCAGTTGCACCAATTAGGAATTGACCATCTGTTAGAGTGACACCAGATACTAGACCAGCTGCGCCAGTTACTAGAGTCTTGTTAGCACCCAGACCAGTTACGGTTAGAGCTGAGTCGATTGTTACTGAAGTTGGTAGACTAACAGTGTATGCTGTACCAGTGTTAGAAACAATTACTTGATCTGTTGTACCAGCTAGGGTAACAACACCAGTATTTGCAACTGATAGAACGCCACCAGTTACAGAAGCAGACACGCCTGTACCAGGAGTAACAGAGGTTACTGCGTTGCCTGTGATTGTAATATCACCAGTTGCACTCACGTTAGCGCTGATACCTGTACCAGAGGTGGATACAGATAGAACACCCGTGTTTGCAATTGTTGGGTTAGCAGAGCCGTCTAATGTAGAGATAGAAACACCAGAACCAGCAACTAGTGTGCGAGTTACGAATGTGTTACCGTCAGCAGAAGCTGTCACGAAACCTGCACCAGTCATTGCAGCTAAGCTATTCAAGCCAGAATCAACAGCCTGTAGACCAGCATCAGTAGTCGTTACATTAACCCAGTTTGTACCGTTATACTGTAGAACATTACCTGTTGCAGCAGAAGTGATAGTAACGTCCGTTAGAGCGTCGATACCGATTGCTGGAACAATTGTGCTTTGAGCAACGTTTTCCCACTGAGATGTTGTGCTGTTGTAAACTAACAAGTCACCTTCTGCAACAGAAGTGATCGTAACGTCAGTAGCGTTAGCTAGTGGCTTACCATCAATTGTAACTTCACCAGCTGTAACCGTGAAGTCAGCTGCAGCAAACTTAGCAACACCTAGAGCTGCTTCAGTAGCAGTAGCAACAGAAACTTCCAATGTGTTTGCACCAACGGTTGTGCTTAGAGCACCTGCGCCAGTGATTGTAACCGTCTCGCCTAGTGCAACTGCATCAGTACCAGTGTTACCTGTTAGAGTAACTTGGCTGTTTGCCAACATTGCATTTGTAATACCAGCTGCAGGAACATACAAACCATCAACGTCTTGTGTTAGACCACCAGCAGACTTTAGCACCAAAGCGAGTTTGGCGGCTGTAGCTGTGGAATCAACACCAGACACTTGCAAACGCAAGCCGCCAGCTGTTGGGTTAGCTAGATCAATACCGATCTCATCAGATGGTAGTTGAGCAACACCAGCACCCATATTAACAGATAGTACATTACCAGATTGTGACAAGCCAACACCAGCTGCAATTTGACCTGCGCCAGTAAATTGAACCCAATCAGTACCAGAGAATACGTAACCTGTTTCTGTTGCACGATCAAACAATGCATAACCGTCAGCAGGTGTAACGCCAGCATTCCAAGTGTCAGTTGCAGTTGCGGTGTAGATTTTACCGTCAGTAGTGTTCAAGAAACGGTCACCAGGAGCTGCAGAACCTGGTAGAGCTGTACCAACGCTGTCAACGGGAGCTTGCCAAGACAAACCACCAGCTAGACTATCAACATAACCTTTTGTTACCGCATCGGTTGCACCTACAGGAGAAGCTAGACCAGTAATAACATTGTTATTCATTGCCAGCGTACCAGACATAGAGTCACCAGCAGCATTTACATAAGTGGCGTCAACTAGAGCAGTGATATCAGCAGTAGTAACTGGAGTATTACCAGTAACACGACCGAAACCATCCAATGTAACTTTAGAGAAAGTACCAGATGATGCTTGGGTTACAGATGCTAGGTTGATTACAGGAGCAACTGCTCCAGCAGACACTACAATATTACCAGCAGTACCAGTTACTTCAATCGCATCAAACACACCTGTGGTGCTGTTAAATGTTACCAAACCGGATGTAGCCAATCCTTCGATTGCAGCCAAGTTTGCACCAGCTGTGTAAGAAACATTGATGTTACCAGCATCTAGACCGGTACCGTACGTAACAACAATTGAACCTTGTCCGACGATTGTTTTGCCAGTGTATACACCAGCGCCATCGCGACTGATTAAGCCAGTAGCAGTATTTGTGGATAGAGCAGCTAGTTCAGTACCAGCTGTAAAGCCAATTGTAGGAGTGCCGTTGCCGTTACCGTTCGTGATTGTCACAACGCCAGCGGCTGTGGAGGTAGCAGGTGTTAGAGTAACTGGAACATATGTTCCAGCATCTGTACGAGCAACCAAACCTAGTGTGGATAGTCCAGCTAAACCACTTAGTTCAGTGCCAGGAGTAAAACTAATAGAAGTGCCAGTTACGCTACCACCATCTGTAACTACGATAGAACCAGTAGATGTATCCGTAGTACCAGTGATAGAATGGCTTGCTAGTGATCCATTAGCCAAACGAACGACATAGCCAGTACCCGTTAGTGCATTAACAGCAGCAACATTTGCAGATGGTGTGTAGGTGATAACTGGATCTGTAGCTGTGCCGGTAACAGACAATTCAGCACCAGATGTTGTAATCGAACCTGCAGCATATGTATTTGTGCCTGTTTTAACAACGAAGCCATTACCCAATGCAGTTAGAGCTGCTAAGTCACCGGAAGCGGTGTAGCCGAAGGTCACTGAAGTAGCATCTTCAGTGATGGTGATGTCACCAGATCTAGCGAACGTCTTTGTTGTATATGCACCAGTACCCGTGCGGAACACGCCACCAATTGTAGATAGTGTGGATACGCCAGATAGTTCTGCATTTACGCTAACAGTTGGATTACCGTCAACGCCATCACCGTTTGTAACGATGACAGGAGCAGTTCCAACCAATTCGCGAGAAATGAACGTATCATCTGCGAGACGAACAACCGAACCACCAGAGATTGGAGGGGTGGAAGCTGCCAAATTAACGAGAGTTTGGTCCAACGTCAATGCAAATGTACCAGCCGTTGTGATAGCAGCAGATGCGCCACCATTAACTTTCAATGTAGTGCCATCTGCTGTAACTGTTACAGAAGATACCGTACCATCAGCACCTTGAACCCAAGAGGTACCATCAAAGTACTCTAGTTGAGTTGTCGAGGTGTTGAAGCGTTGCATACCAGCAACACCAATAGGACGTTGCTGAGTGGTACCAACAGGTAGAATCAAAGCACCGGTACCGATGATTTGTAGTGTGTTGCTACCGCCTAGGGTCGGAGCAACTGTGGTGTCGATTGTCAAAACGCTTTGAATCAAGCCACTGTCGTGATTAAATAACATAGTTTTCCTTTAAAGTAAAAGTTTTAGCCCGTAATTTCTACGGTTTCAATGTGTGCTAACCAGCGAATCGTCTTCCCTGTTTCGCCTGTAACGGTGAGTGCTAAGCAACCGTTCACATTATCAGCAGTCGTATTTATACTCCATGAAGGATTGCTTTGTGAAATAATCTCTACGACAGGATTGCCCTGAAAGCTAGTTGTACCTGGACCTGATCTTCTGTATATGACTCCCTTAATAAAAAATCCAGCATGTCCATCAGTGGCATCTGTCCGATGGGCGGTGACGGTAATTTTGTACGTCCATGTACTGTTATTAGGAATAATGAGGGGAGTAGTACCAGCTGGACCATCTAGGTAGAGTTGGCGTGGGATGTTAGAAGTCGTAGCGCCCTTGAGGAGGTAGTTACCTATTTGGGCATCACCACTAACAACAAATCGACCTGCAGCTTGCATTACTGCACCCAAATGTCGAGATACTGAATACTCGCCAATTGCGATTGAGTTTGTAGCTTGAGCAGATGCTCGCGCGCCAAGCGCAAGAGAATCGTCAGCTGTTGCAGTAGCACCATCACCAAGTGCGACTGAATTAGCACCAGTTGCGTTGGCTATACCACCGTTAGTGAAGTTTTCGCTGTATAAATTGAGGTAATCTACAGGCATGTCTGCTGCAGTCAGCGATGAACCAGCCGTTACACGACCTTGTGCATCGACAGTAACCTTTGGGTAAGTGCCAGCATTTACCCCCGTGTTCGTTAGTCCAACAGTTGGACTAGTGGAGACGCCATCTCCATTGAGAACTTGCACCTGACCAGGAGTACCAGCTATAACTCGAGTGACGATTGTGCCAGGAGCAGATCGGACTAAGATGCCGGTTGTGTTAAGGTTAGCTAGGGATTGTAAGTCAGGATCACTGGTGGTAGATACCCAAGCAGTTCCATTCCAAACAAGTAAAGATCCTGCAACTGAGGACCATACAACTGTTGGAGTACCTGGATTTGGGGTATTTGCACCTTCGGCGATTGCGGCAATCTGAAGGGACTGTGAACTAATCGAGGTAAAAAGTGCCCAATTGGTGTTGAGGATACCACCGACGAGGACATACACATCACCAGTCGATAGCACTCGAACCAACATACCTTCTTTGCGTCGATCTGCTGTAATTGCATCTCGAGCAGTAACATCTGCAACAGAGCGATAACCACCTCTGTTGTATGTTTCGTCTGTTACTGCATACGTATCAGTACTATCCGACGGAGCAATGAACCCCGCGACACGTACCGAACCTGGAATAAGTGCCATTTCTTGTTACCCTATGTTACGCGACAACAATATTAATCGCAGAACCGAGAATATTTGTGGTTCGATGTACGTTATAATTAGTCGCAATGCCGTTAGCATTGGTTATACTGATTATTTGAATTGGTTGAAACGGCACATCAAGATTAGTACTCTGATCTTTAAATGACGTTGCTGTACCGAATGTTGTCGGGTATGCAATATATTTATAGCCTCCTGCACTAAAGGGGTATGTACCAGCGAATGTTGATGATAGTGCACTAATACGCAACGCCTGTACATCCAGTGCAGTGAGTGTCACATTAACACTCTCGCCATAGAATCGCCTCCACTGCCAAGTTACTGTATACGTACTCGACAGTGTATTAGATTGAGTATTGGTTGCTTGAATTTTCCACTGATGTGTAGTAGCTATTATTTTCGTGACGGCTGTTAGCGTGAGCGATGCAGATCCTGTATTTGCAGCATTAGAGGTTAATATTGCATTGCTGTTTGTGACGTCAATGATCGATATTGTATTAGCACCAATATTGGTAGAGTTTGATGTCGTCCATGCAAATGAACGTACACCACCTACAACAGATGCTCCTACTTCTAGTGGAGTGGCTTGTCCTGATATTCCAAAAGATGTGAATGCTGGTACTTGATATGGGTACAGTAGATTCTGTAGAACTGTCTCAACTGGCAGAGAATTAAAGGTTGTGCCAGCTACAATGCCACCAATTGTGGTAGGAGTGGGAGTTGGATTGGTCAATACTTGACTCGCCAAACGTGTGTCACTACCAAGTACTACTTGAGTCGTAGCAGCATCACCCGATGCAGGGACATCTAACGGGGATGCGGTCCCTAGTATTGGTTTGTTTAGAATGCCAGCAGGATCAGTGCTTAACGCTGTCCAATCTGGTTTAACACTATTGCCACCTCCAGTACCACCCACTATATTATCAACAATCGAAATCGACATATAGTTGATAAGGTAGAATGCAAACTTATCCGATAACCCTTGAATGGATAGAGATGGTAAGTTCAACAGACTATAATTGACAGTCTTGCGAGTTATGAGACCAGGCTCGTTGGTATCATACCCAGAAATATCCGGTGATGGTGCGTTATTACTCGATTCATACTGCACTTGAACAATCGCACCAAATGGAGTTTTTGAAGTGATTGATGTAATCAAGTATCGAGATAGTGTACCGATATCGGTAGCAGAAGTGTCGAGAATAACAACATCTCCAACCGATGTATCCATCGCTGTGTGAACACCCTCGTAGTCTCGTATCGAGAGGTCGAGTGTCCAATTGCCTGAGCCATATACCGTCTCACTAGCACTGTTGACGATAACTGCGGCTTGAAAAGCAGATAGTGACATTCACACTCCCTATGAAAAATAAACCAATGGTTTATTTACGAGTGTTCGTGGTAATTGTGAAAATTTCGTTTGGGTCCTAGGTTATAGGAGTGTCACTTTCCACTTATAGCCAACGTTTGCTGCCAGTCCTGTCATCTGAATTTGAACAATTCCAGCTACATTGGTATAATTTGTATTTGTAAATGTCGCACCAATGCCAGCCTCATTTAACTTATAAATCATTGGGAACGCAATGTTAATGTCTGTAGTATCTCCAAAGATTTCTGGATATCTAAATGCAAAATTTGGAGAAGCGGTCCAGTTGGATGGGATGTGAGCAACAATTGATACCAGTTGCAACCCTGTTGGTACGTTTGTAATTTGTACAACTGTACCATTTAGTTGCGTAACAACAATTAGATCCAATAGAGCTTGCGTACCATATGCAGTTACTACAACAATAGCATTGATGCTATTATTAGCAATAGTAAACTTACGTTGAACATATTTAAATGTTGTAGGTGCGGTGACTGCAATAGCAGCAAGGGCAGCAGATACTTGTGTAGAGGTTTGATAATCAGCAGGGTTTGTAGAGTCGTATGGAGTAAACCCAAGCGCGGAAGTAATAGCCGCTGAAGTTAATGCGATATTAGCTGTTCCCGTTGAAGCAGATGTAATTCGTCCCTTGCTATCAACCGTAATAGTTGCGTTTGTGTAAGAACCTGCAGTGACCGTGGTATCAGTTAATGTAGTTGCTATTGCACCTGTGCCTGTGCCAGATACATCACCAGATAATGTTATTGTTTGGTCGCCAGTGTTAATGCCAGATAGATTCGAACCAGATACTGCACCGATTGCTGTTACAGAGGTTGGTGTTATTGCGCTTAGACTAAACGCTAAAGTACCAGAGCTAGTGATAGGAGAGCCTGTAACAACAATGCCATTGGCACCAGTTGCAGCTACAGAGGATACTGACGCATTTGCCGTAATACTATTTAATTTGTATTTGTCAGCTGCTGTCATGACTCCAGCTGTTGTCAATGTGGCACCTGGGATAGCTACACTCTGTCCCACATTTGGAACTATAGTTACATCCGATTGCCCTTGTGCAACTGATAGACTAGCAATACCTCCACCAATGTTATCTACAATGTGAAAAGTATTATCATTACTCACTGCAGATAAAAACACATCAGGAAGTGTTTGTAGTCCTGGAGATGCTAGAGCTGATAACTGCAGATTAGGAGAGCGGCGAGCAACCAAACCTGGTACCTCAATGGCAACGTTAAGATCAGGAGCTCCAGCTGGATTAGCATTGGAAGTGCTATATAACACATCTAATGTAAACGAATCAAAAGATGCCGCTACTACTGATGTAATTTCATACATCGTAATGGTGCCTGTGTCAAAAGCACCAGTGTCAACGAATATGACATCACCAACTGCAACATCACCACCGAGATATCGGCCTGTATTATCAACGAATGAAGATTGGATGCGCCAATTAGTTTGTGCACCCCCAGATGTATCTTCTACAGCGTGGATCGTTACCTTACCATTAAAATAAACCGACATTGCTAGATTCCTTTATATAATAACTTTAAAGCGACCACCAGCATTTAGTGTGAGACCGGTCTTCTGCACAGTGATGACACCTGCTGCTGTAATGGATATGTTGACCGCTGTGTTAGTACCTGCAATGTATGCTTCGTTGTATGTGATCAAGCCTGGCGCTTGAATGGTGTCAAGTGTAGTATGACCAAAAGGTTCTGGGAATGCGATTGAAATATTTGCTTGCGGATTAAAGTTGGCTGCATATCCAACAGTGATCCCTGTCAGCACAAATCCAGAAGGCACGTTGGAGAGTGTGAATACGTTAGCGGAATTTGTAACTGTAATAGCGTCAATTTGCGCTTGGGTACCTATCCCTACAAAGTTAACAAACCCAGCACTGCCATTACTCGTAACTGCTGTTGCGCGAGACACCATCGTAATAGAGTTGGAAGCACTTGTTCCACTCGAAGCTGCTGTAATTCGTCCCTTACCATCAACAGTTATATTGGCTGCTGTATATGAACCTGCGGTAACTGTGGTGTTAGCTAACGTAGTTGCTATTGCACCTGTACCTGTGCCAGATATATCACCCGATAGTGTTATCGTTTGATCACCGGTATTGGTGCCTGATGATGTGCCAGTATGGGTCCCCGATAGATTTGAACCTGTTACAGCACCTGATGCTGTCACCGATGTTGGCGTAATCGCACCTAGTGTCAATGTAATTACCGGAGTAGTCGTTGCTGTTGCAATTGAACCGGATACGCCATTTGCCGTAACTAGAGATACTGAAGTAACAGATCCCGACCCACTGGCACTACCGCTGGTTGCTGACGTTATACGACCGTATGCATCAACCGTGATATTGGCAGTTGTATACGACCCTGCCGTTACAGTAGTTGTCGCAAGATCAAGTGCAATGGTGCCAGAGGCTGTAATTGGGGAGTTGGATACTGTTAACCTACCTGCGTTTGTACTGAGTGCAACGCTCGTTACAGTACCAACATTTGCTGTTGCATTGATTGCAATGCCATCTAACTTAGTTTTGTCTGCTGCTGTCATCACACCAGCATTCACTGTCGTTGCCGCAGTTAATGTGGTTCCTGCACCTGAACTACTACTGAGGTATACATTTATCGAGTCTGTAATATTCGATAGATTTGTTGCACTAGGATTTACTTGGTACAATACTCCACTACCATCAATTCCAATGGTGTTTCCATCGACTTTTACACCACCTAATATCGAGGAAGTTGCTTGCTGAAGCGCATATGCACTACCAGTAATTGCAACTGTAACATCAGATCCGATGGTAGTCGTGGTAACACCCGAGCCTGTAAAGTTGAGAGATGTTGCAGCTGTAGTGAGGTCAATTCCACTCGATTTAACGATAATTGATTGGCCTGCAGGCCCCTGTGGTCCCATAGGACCTGTTGGACCTGCTACTACTGAATTTGCACCCGCTGGACCTACCGGACCTTGTGGTCCCATGGGACCCGCTGGACCTACCGGACCTGCTACTGTAGAGTCTGCACCTGTTGCGCCAGTTGGACCTACCGGACCTGCTACTGTAGAGTCTGCACCTGCTGGTCCTGCAGGACCTTGTGGCCCCATGGGTCCTGCGGGACCTACCGGACCTGCTACTGTAGAGTCTGCACCAGTAGCGCCAGTTGCACCAGTTGGACCTTGTGGCCCCGTAGGTCCTGCGGGACCTTGTGGACCTATTGGACCTTGCGGACCTACCACCGTAGAAGCTGCACCAGCAGGTCCAGCAGGACCTACCGGACCTGCTACTGTAGAGTCTGCACCTACCGGACCTTGTGGACCTACCGGGCCTACTGGTCCAGCTGGACCTTGTAGACCTACTGGGCCTTGTGGACCTACCGGGCCTACTGGTCCAGCTGGACCTTGTAGGCCATCAGAGCCTCGCGGACCACTAGGTCCAACAATAGATGCGTTGGACGATGCTACACTATGCTGAGTTGGGTTAAATATAATGGTGTCTGTTGCAATGACACGCCCCACCATTGGTTGATACCCCCGCCCTGAGTTTATGAGAACAGGATCAGTTATGGATATTAATCCGTTAATATCTACGTAAACAGGCGCATTAACAGCTGGAAAGTTCCAAGCTGCGTTTTTTATAATACCACTTGGTAAAATGCTCAAACGCTCGCCAACATTAGCGCCGTTCATAGCAATACCCAGACTCGTGTTGTCCGTGTCTTCGTATCGAGCCAATCTAACTGTATCGAAGGTATTGTATCGAACGACAGAATATGGTGTAATCGCTTCAGCAGCGGTTACAACCTGCAACCGAGTTCCAAATGCGTTTGGAGCAGATATCGTTCCATTAACATAAAACGAATCTTCCGTTGTGAAGAATTCGCCTGTCGACTTTGATATTGGTTTACCCGAGAGATCGAAAGCAATTTTACCAGCAGGATACTCATTCCCAGTGATATGAATCTGAGAGCCAAACGGTTTATACGTAAAGGTTGAACCAGAGACGGATCCAATGAAGAGTCGAGCTTTCTCAACCCAGACCCCATTTTTGCGAACGTATGTTGAATTATGTAAAGTGTCAAACCAATGTTGGTCGTTGACTGCTGCTGTCGGACGAGAGCTTTGTTGAATTGGCGTAACCGTAGTATAACCATATGTTATTGCAGCAGTAGTTAAGTCTATATCAACATACAAATACGTAGTAACTGTCGACCTAATACCCACCCAGGCAGCTGTTATAGTATTTTCAACAGCAATCAAATAATTAGAGTTGAGGTGTGCGACTGTTAGTACTAGAGGGACATTCGTCGCGTTGATGCCAACATCAGTACCAGCGATTTGCAAGTAGGTTGGTTGATTGGAAGCATTTAACGCTCCAGACACCACACCGTGACGAAAATTAACAATCATTTGAACTCCACGCAATGCTCAGGATGTTAAGTATTTAGCGTAAAGATGTTCGATGGGTTGTTATTTTAGTACACCTTGCGAGGTTAGCAAATCTACGAATTTAATTAAATGCTTGCAAACCCCTATCTTACCAAGGTTTTGAGTAGCTCTGTCGGTCTTGGGGATGTATGGATGAGTTATCTTCCCAAACAACACTCCACGTGCTTGGTCGGTGGTAGCAAAACGAAACACAAAATCCTCACAGTCACACGAAACGTATGCTTGCGCTTGTTTTGACAGAGGCTCAATTTTTATTGGACCGCTTGCAGTGACAACCTCCACAGCATTTGGTTTTTCAGACACCTCAAATCCAGTTATGCGAAGCTTTGGCGTGTGGCCCGTTGTGGTTTCACCCTGGAACACCACATCAGCACCCATCTTGATGGTTTGAAAACCAGTCCGCATCTGCACTTGATTGGCTGTATGTTGTCTGGCAGTCGTATCAATACTATTGGTCGATGCGGTAAGGTCTTGAATAGATGCTTCAATAATCATAGTTTATCCAAGATATACCTGTTCACCATTAGATTCATATACAACTTCTGTCGTCCCAGTGGTGGGATTGTATCCGTATATAGTGGAATATTGTTCCGAGCCATAGACTTCCAGTAGTACGCCTAGCTCATCTTCCACAAGCAGCGATTCTATAAACATCGATGCAAGTGTAGTAGGCGAGCGATTTATATTAGGGGCAGTAGGTGTCGAGCTTGAATCCGCATACACCCCGTTGCATGTATCGAGACATTCAGGATCCGTACTGTCGAATAGAGCTTGGTCATACCCATACATCTCAAAACCATCAGGGCACACAGGGGGTGGGATATCACACTCCTCGGGAACAATAAAAACAGGATTTCCCCTAGCGCTAAATCCTATAAAATTTAACATTCCCACAGTTGGTGTGCCAACTGGAAACTCAGCGGTAGTGTACCGAATAGTCGGCTCAAAGCCAATTTCATCATCATACACTTCACTTTCAAATCCATCACTCACACACGGTAGTGGTTCAATGCTACAATTTCCGCGATGCAAATGAAACAGTTGTTCGATGTCACTGTGCAGTTGCTCTCGTACCCCAACCGTCATCGCGTCAAAGAATGATAGCGATATGCCTGCTTGAATGACCTTAGTATGAAAGGGCTTCACATCTGCAGTGAAGTCTAATATGCCTTGTAACGGATCAAGACACAGGGGTGAAAATAGAAACGAACTCATTTATCCAACCACAACTTTCTGCGAGGTTTGCAACGCAATGAAGCTAGTTTTAAAGAGACCATCGTAATGATAACCACTGTATAAACCTTCACGAAGTATTACAAATATAAAGCTATTTAATAAGGTTGGAGGCAAATACGTATAAACATAATCTAATGCATCAGCATATCGTAGTGAATTTACCAAAGTAGACCACGTACTGTTGGATAGCAATGTGTGCCAAGTTGACTCAATTAACGGATTCGTTGTTGAGAAAAATTCAAGGAATAGTTCACGAGCGCGTATTGGTGAGATTAGAGATTGAGTCAACCCTGTGCCGTAGCTCAATGTCGTATCATACAAGTAGTCGTACGACACGCGGTCTGGTGATGGGATAATTACCGTCGAAGTTGAATTCACTACACGAGTTCCGGTGATAGTAGCAACAATGGAGTTCCAAATATGTTGATTTGGATACCCATCTTGATACTCCCGAAATAGTACCCACTGCTCATTTGTGTTTTTTGATACTGATGGTGCAATGTATCGATCGCGCATTGTAACATCAATGTCAATGGCTAGTGCTTTAGATGTCAGTTGATGGATCCCATATAACCCCCAAGTTGTTAGTAGTTGACGATCTGCGTGAATTGCAATATATGCATTCGATTGAGGATACACCAAGTCGGCAATAGCTGCTGATAGTGAGACGGTCTTGATAGGCGAGTTTGAAGTTGGAGATGCTGACCAATAGTAGTACTTGGTTACCGACAACTGGTCAACACTGAGAGTGTACTCCACGTATGGTACATCAATATCAACATACTCGAGGTCAGAAGATGATGTCATTGGTCTGCCTGTTGCTGCTACAGCAGACTCAGAGTACATTACGGTTACAACAGATAGTGAACGATTGCTGAAATCGAATGGTTGATTATATTCATCATACACTGTTAGAGTGCCAGCAGCAGTGACACTAAAGGCTGCTGCTACACCATCAATATTAACAACGGCGGTTGGAGTTGTTAAGTCGTGTAGAACAAACTTCACCAACTCACCAGTAGTTGTAATTGTTGTGTCGCCTACAATGTTAGTCCAAGGTAGTTGAAGCGTGTTAGTTGCAGCGCCTGCTTGCACGTAAAACGTATGGGAAAGTGGTAGTATTTCTGTAACAACTACATCATCCCACGTACTCACGATGAATAACCCAGCAACAGATGCGCCTAATGGTACCACCAAAGTAGTACCATTGGCAAGTAGCGTAAACGACGTGCGAGTCGCATCGATGTCCATGATCATATACTCTACACCCACTAAAGCATCCATCGCATTGGATATCATTTCACTTGGTTTGTATAAGTTAACCAGTGTTGTGTTACGATACTGCGATGGCAGCGGAGATGAGCACACGAACGTGGTTGGGGAAGTACTAGCGACGATAGTGACTTTAGAGTCAGCGCGACTGCGCTTCACCTTTCTGGTGAGTGGTTCATCAATCGATTGAATTGTAGGGATTGTAGAAGACTCCACCCACTGATAGGCGATTGGTGTGTACCCGTCTGCGAGTTGACCCCAGTATCGCGTGCGATCATCCAACAATGGGAAGGCTGTAATATCGAAGTATGGTTTATACACCAATGAAGTACTGCGAACCATATATTGGCCAAGTTGCTGAACACCCCACGTTGAACCAGTTGAGTTATAAGCGGTTCTGTTGTATGATGCTGGGTCAGTTGCTACCAAATAATCAAAATGTGCAATTGCAGTTGTATGGATATTGTTAGCTGGATCCCAAGCGGGCATTGTCTTAACTACCACTTTCGAGTCAATGTCGACAACTCGAATAGGAGAAATTTGACCATAAGCAGGCATCAAGCCCGTTAATCGGAATCCGTTTTGCTTGTATAAGTCATATCCATCACCAATAATCCGTATAGTGCGAGCGCTCAACACTTCGTAATCTTCCGTAGGGATTATCCCCCACGTGGGAGTAATAGTAGTCGATGTGTTGTATTCAATGTTAACAAAGTTATCACCTGGGCTGGTAAAATACCCCGTTCCATCACCCGATGCAATAACGTGTTGTCGAGTATCGGCAAACAATACTCCAGTTTGTCCAACTTGATCAAGGTAATTAGGAAAATCAACCCAGCGTGTCTGATTTAATGGTTTAATCTGCTGTACAACAAAAGATGAAACTGGTGGCGTAGTGGCGGAGAAGTAAAACGAGGTTGCTGTATGGATAGCGTCACCAACCTGCAGTGCCATTTCGATTTGCTTACGTGGAGTTACAGCACCAAATGTGCCAAGCTTCCATGCCCAGAATTCATCATACTTAACTTCATCATAAAGTTGATGTCGCGTGAATGCATTGATGGCACCTTTTGTACCCTTTTCACGAATCATCTGTTGCCAGAATTGGAATTCGGTTTTAGATGTTACTGGAATATTTTGGAAGTATGAAAGAGGTGCTTTACCTAACATTTGGCGACTATCCACCGTCGACTGAACGAGTTCATTACTCTCTGTAACATCGTAGTCATTACGCTGATATTCAGCAATCGTTTCGAAATTAGGTAGTGTACCCCCATCAGTAACAGCAAATCCACCCATTACAGGACGATAGTAAAAATCTGTCGACTTCTGCATTTCCAGGTTTAGTGATGTTTTTTGTAAATTGAAAAAACGATCGAAAATTGTCAGACCATTGGATGTTTGTTGATCAAATACAATGACGTGCTCATAAAAATCAAGCGATACTTCACCAAAGGCAATGCGACGCGATGTATCTTGACTGATGGTTATGGAACGAGCAGGCTGTTGATCATTGAATACCACAGAGGTTAATCGGTCCGTGCGCAGAGGAATCAACTCTGTTGATGATATCGGGGTAGCAGTATCGTCATATATTGCAGCTCGAGACATGGGATCGTTTGTGTATGGAGTACGTGTGAAATCACAAATAACACCATCAGGAGTATTGAAATACACAGCACTGCGGAAAGGGTTGATTTCAACAAACGGCGTATCAATATACATGCGATCAGCTGTAAGTGGACGGAGTTTGCCGTCTGCATCTGGTACAAAAACAGGTCTGTAATCATTAATTGATAATCCATTCGAAGCGAAAATCCTATCAACCGCTTTTGTGATTTGTTGTTGCCAGGATATCGCTGCGTCTGTATCCGGATCGAGAACAGGATTGGTACCAGCATTAATCACAATACCATCATCTTGCATATACTCCGTGTAGCTAACCACAAAGTCAATGAGTGTTTGTACACCAGTGATAGTAATATTATCCGTAAAACTAAATTTAATAGGGGAGCGACGATCAACCTCAACCGTTTCCCATACTCTACCACCCGCTGTAAACGTTGCTTTAACAGTTCTGAATTCGACTGGACCGGTAAAAATATCATCGAAAACTAAAGCTTTTACGCCCATAACGGCATCTACTGCCGATCCGTATAATCCAAATGCGTTACTTACTGCATTACCAGTCGCATCTTTGATGGTACTAATGTAGAATAAATTAGATGTTACAGACGTTGGAGGATTGGTGATTTGCACAGCTTCGCCGTCTACCCATCGAAATACTTCAGTTGCATTAAGTGAGAAAAACTTGTTAGTTGAATTCCACACAAAATCTTGCTGCAATGGTGCGTATCGGTAACGGATTGTAGGAGTGTTTTCACTACATGCGATTTTAAAAGTCCAGTTTTCACCACGATCCATAGATGTTAACGGATCACCCATCGATGCTAACGTGATTATAATATTGGAGAATGGAATGCGACGAATGTTTTCACTCTTTTTGAGAATGATTGAGTATTCAGTGAGGTCATAACAATCTTGATATATTTTGAGTGTTTGAGGAACGATCAATGCATTGGTTTGATATGTTAATCGAGTCGACCACGATTTCCACGTAGTGAGGGGTGATACATCCAATGCAGCAAAGTTAGAACGACGGGATAGGAACGTTAACGCTGCAAATAGCGAATGGTCAGTTGCACCCCCCTCACCATGTAGTGGATCACTGTTGCGTGATACATTGTTTGTTATCGGGTTGACTCGTAATCCTCCTATTGAATTAAATCCACGAGTGAGTACACTCGTGGCAAAGTGTAAGGGGTCAGTTGAATACGCAGCCCGTAGGTGACGTGAAACAACAGTTGGTGATGTCTTCCATATATTTTCAATAAAACTACCAGATGCGTATATTACTGGAAATATCAAATACTGCCCAAGTGTTGCTGTTGGATTTTGCACCGCAGGAGAAGCTGCTGTCACTTGTGCAGGAATCAGTACATATGGTAGCAACGGATGTGTATTACCATATGTTTGATCTTGAGTATTGAGGTACGGTGGTAGCAAATCATCAGGAGCATACCCGTAGTATGTCACAGAAGTGCAGTTAACGGGGATAATAGTGTAAGTGTTTGAATATTGTCCAGGTATATTAGCACCTACTTCACCACTAGCGAGCAGTCGTCCATAAGGAATGGTACCAGTGGCAATATTGGTCCACATAACTGAAGACCAACGACGTTGACCGGTGGTATCTGCATACTCGACATCCCACCACACTGGTTTATCGATGTAGCCTTGCATTTTCCAAGGGTACTTGTGTGGGAGGGTTGTACCAAACATATGTTGATACAACTGATATACTGAAGGTGTGGATGGGTAGATGCTACCGTAATTCCACGTAAATGGGTTCGTGGATGATGGTGGTGCAAGTAAGCGACTAACAGCCTGATCTGCTAAATCTCGCTGCTGATACTGAAATGCAAAGTCTTCGAAGTCTCGTTTGATCAATGCTCCGTATTGAGTAGTATCTGTCGCAGCAACTGCATGCAAGTCAAGTATAGCTGGTAGTGCGCTCGGTGAACGAGATGTGATTAATGCAGCAATATCACGCTCTTGGTAACTCAATACAGTCAGCAACACCTCTACCACATCGAATGCTATCCACAACTCACTTGTAGAAATTCCACGCCACTGTGATCCCGTCCACAATGATGCAGTTGAAGTTGTAGGATTAAACCACGTTGCATTAATTGTAGGAGTAGCAGGTGGAGATGTAGAGAAATAATGACATTCGAAACGATATGATTCAGTTGTGTTTTTTTGCCAAATGCAGTAATTATCTGTTGGAGTTGGATTAGCACCAACAACTATGTTGGTAGATAAAGCAGCCTCAATAGTAGCATATTCTCGTGGGGTGATGGTAGTGCTATACGAAGTGTCATCATGTGTTGTAAGAATTGCATGATTTAGCTTGCGATCTGCTTCTATGGTAATGTTAACAAGATTTGCCAACCCAAGTACACCAAATGTTAATGGAAAACTTGGATATCCCAGATCCGTATCAACATCATACGATAGTGTATCATCGTATATCGAGTTTGAACCACCTTCAACACGAGAGTGGTCACGCAGAGTTTGGTAAACAATAGATGCAATTTGGGTAGTTGGAGTTGTACGAAGAGTACTATCACTAAACAACTGCATCTTAATTTGTTGTTCAAATTGCGATCGATATGTCGCGAGTTCGGTAGCGACAAATTCAACAAGCGCTGGTATAGACACGCCATCTGCTAATAACGATGAAACTAGATAATTCCCACCATCGTCAGATATTGTAATCGTGCCAGGTAACCCTTGTACAAGCCTTTGAAAGTGATTAACTACTTCACTAAGTTTAAATTGAGAGCGAGTTTCGCGTAGTGGATTAGATGTTAGTAGTTGCGATGGCTCCCAACCACCAGGTTCAGTTTTTGCAACAGGAGAGCGAGTTGAATCTACGTACACATGAGTGTGTACAATAGGCGTATCGATACCACTAGCAGTTAATTGACCCCTCCAAATAGTATAGTGCGCATCACAGTCTGCTGTAACTTGCACATCATTGCGTTTATATGTAAGGAGTTCTCCCGCGTTGTTGACTAAATCAAGTGTAAACGATACGTCACCCAACGCCGTTGCAACACGTTGCCCTAATTGACTATCAATAGGAGTGCTAGCATCTTGACTATAGCGCAATATATAACCAGCTGTAGTTTGCTCCGCATGCGTGCCTGTTGGTTTGAGTGTGTATAGATTAAATAGCGGGAGTTGGTATTTGGATAGCTTTCGTTGATTAAACAACTTATATTCATACAAACTACGATATTGTGCAGATGCTAGTTTGGCACCACTCATAGGAGTGAACGATGTAAATCCATCAGCAAGTGCTATTAATTTTTTACCTAATCCGCGACTAATTTCATGCGCACTATGTGCACCAACATATGCATATAATACACTGTGGTTAACACCACTTAATGCAGTTAACGGTATATCAATCTGCGTACCATATTGATTGCTAGACGGGTGTTCGACCTCTGTAAAGTTCACTATCTGTGCATTGTCACTTCCAGCAAATACCACGATGTCATTTTGTCCACGCAAGTATTGTTGTACAACACCACCAATCAATGCTGTACGAAGTTCAAAGCGAGCTGTATTGTTGATAACATCAGTGCTGATGTATTGACACTTCAATTGCACCAACTGCTGCATCAATGGGTTGGTTGGCGGGGATCCAACTGGTACAAGTGTCTCACTCAGTAGCTCCCACTCAGTATCGATCGTGTCAGCAACACTCAACGTTGTTGGAACATAATCGACAGTAGACCATATTGGTTGCTCAGATGTGGTAGAGTAGGTGTTAGTAGTTCTATCAAACTTCTTCCATACGCGCACGACTTTGAACCATTGACACATCTCAATGTCATCAAACTCAATGATTGGTACTTGCGCTTGTTTAGCATATGCGATTCGATTCCCAATATCATTCTTGTGAACCCATCCACCTACCATTGGGGAGATGGCCGGATCATACGACCAGTCGTTGGTACGAGATGCATTAGGTGCAATCGTAATGTAATTTGGCTGCTCGATAGTATCGACCTCATTTACCCAGTAATAACTACTGAAGTTAACAAACTTATCAAAATCAATTGGAGGGCGGAAATCGAATGCTGTTGTGCTTCCCCATTGATCATATTTCAGCGGATCGACACCCGTAAATGCAAGTTTGCGAAGAATGTCGTTCCAGTCCGTAACGCGTTTTTGATCACCTTGCTCGCAGTAGAATGTCGGATGCAGTTGATAGGCTTGACGATGTGGTGTCGCCTCTTGAATAAGTCCAGCAATTGGAGTACGTGAGAATCCAATGGTTCCAGCAACGGTGGTTAGATTAGGCTTAGTCAACCACCGCTGAAACAAAGTAGATAAAATGCTATTTGATGCTTCTGATTGATTAACAGACGGAAGCAGGTCGTTTAGTTGAAGTGCTGGATGTGCGTAATCTGTTCCGTACTTTTCAAACATAAGGTGGTGGTCGAGCTAGATAGTGTATTTAGCACTATCTTTGCTTGCCGCTTTACTGCCGAAGGTTAGTTGAGGTTAGTTGATCAACAATTTGCACATCAGAGACTGATATATCAGCCACAAATATTTCATCTGGTGCAGCAGTCAACTCGTACAAATCTCCAAATTGATACCCAGGGTACAGTGGAACAAGTAATATCGATCCTAGTGTGTACTTGCTGTTGTTTTGCAAATATGCACTTAGGTTTGAAAAGTATAGAGTGTCGCCAAACTCAACATTGGTAATATCAAAGTACTGTCGAACCAGATTTACAACATCTTGCTTTACAGCATCCTTAGATGCTTGTAATCCCGGTGCGAGGACAATCTGAATAGTTGCTCGTAGAGTTGGAGTTGCCCTAGGACCAAACAGTACCTTAAACTTACCAGGACGTAAAACCAACTCATCTGACATCATTGCTTTCTGCATGTATTTTGAATAAGCAGTAGCCAGTTGCGTGACAGAAGGTAACACAGGTTTTGACGCGTTTGTATGCTGAAGCCAGCGCACAAAATCTGTGTAGTATTGTTTTGTTACAACATATAAATCTATAATATTGGTACGAGCAGGATTAACGATCTCAAATTGATCAGTAAAATGCTGCCATAAAAAGTTAAGGCTAGATCGACCGATTTTTCGCACGGCACCCACTCCTGTGGATGTAGTCGGAGAGCCATCCGGTGTAAAATATACGTAGGTTGGAGAAGTCGATCCAAATAGCGCAGCAAGTGGTATCGCGTTTCCTACAGCCTCAGTGATTTGTACACGATGTAAATCAACACTCGCTTGATATGGGATTAGACGTTGTAATTCAACATTGTTGGAAATTTTAAAACGGATTGTATCAGCAAGTAAATTATTAGTACTATCTGTGTTGGCCTGTAGTATTGTTATTAAGTCATTCGTTGGATTAACTGTATCATAATCTATACCAGAAACAGACGAGTACTGCCAAAAACGCGTTGAGGCGCTGTACAACATTACTTTACTAACACACGTCTGTACAGACCACCCTGCGGCAGTGTTGAGTAATCGAATTGTAATGTCGTGTGTGTTATCCGATTGTGTTATAACTGACCAATTCGAAGACACATTATTCCAATGTACACCAACAACACTACCAATTGCTTGACCTTGAAGTGCTGCAGCAATTGCAGTTTGCTCAGCTGGTGTGAAATATGTGCGAGGTGTTACTACAGCACCAGTGAAACGTCTAGTGATATATGACCACAATTCCGGATAGTGTAGGAGTGTTGATAACTCCTGCGATACAAAGTTTGTGTAAGAAACTGAATTGTTGGTATTAAGGAATTCGTGTGTTGTTACACTATCATCCAAATACAGCACTCCATCATCACTGAAGATTTTAACATTATCATAGCTTTCACTACCATCATGCCAACTACTATACTTAGAGTGTCCAGCAAATGTACGATTAACTGCTTTAATTTTTACAACCGAAGGATCTTGCAACAAAAAGTTCTGATGATCTTGGGCGTTAACCATACGATCTTGGGTATAAAATACACCCGGAACAGCTTGTTGTAATTTTGCCAATGTTTCAGACGACGAGCTAGTAACAATAGGGGATTGCAACGAAAATGTGCACGTCAACGTTTGATTGTTCCCATACGTGTCAACATACTGCATAATAAGTGGGGTATTTGCAATAGCATTAATCGGAATAGTCCCATCCAGCTCCAAACTAGTTCGGTACCAAATCTGAAAATCCCCCTTTGGAATGGTAGAGTAATTACCATCACCAAACACCAATGATACTTGATCGTTCTCTCGGGATACAACCTGAAACACCGTCGCATCAACAGACTGATTATATGCAATGTTATCGACTTGAGACCACGCGGCTTTAAAAGCACCAACTGCGTCTACTGCATTTAACCAAACATCCGTATCATTAATGCCAGCAGCATTAATTGGTTGAGTTAGATTGACGCTACTACCACTAAATGATGTTGAGATAGAGGATAGGTTACCTTGCTTAGTTAAAAACATATACCCAGTCGATGGAGAGTTATCTCCAAATCCGTCATTTGCATATAGTATATCAATAGGTCGGTCACCAGTCGGAGGTAATTCTACAATTGATCCAGATTGCAACTGAGTACCGATAAGCTCCATAGGAACAGATACACCATTAACAGTGGTAGTGTACTTGAATACCCCACCAACAAGTGCTTTTGTATTCATAACATAACGCTCGAATGTAATATTCTCAACTTGAGTTTTATCCGAATCGGAGAATACCCCAGTAGTAGTGTTGAGTACGCGACGTAGAATTAATTCAAACTGTGCTTTCCAACGAGCATTGGATTGGTCAGCCCACTTAACTACACGTCGTGCTAAATTAGATCCATCCGCATCAGTGATTGTTTCAGTTGTTGAGATTGATGTTAATTTCACAAGTCCAACAGCTGCAACTCGTCTAGATGGTGTATACCCAAGCATGTTTGCTATCTGAATAGCACTAGATTTGCGTGTTGTAGCAGATAATACATGTTCCTGTGTATTGACATCAGCACGATAGGCGTACAACTCACCCACATATGCAAACATCTCAATTAGTGCAAGTAATTCATCTGTTTCAGTCAAATTGTTGAAATGCTCAGGGTGATAGGTACGGAGGTAATTAATAAGAGATTGCTTAATCCCATTGAAATCAAACGCTTTGTAAGAAATGGCTTTATTAAGCTGAGTGTATTGCTTTACCCATTGCTCAGCAAAGTTTGTTGATGGAGGATTGATCATGGCTAAGTTGACATCTAATGTCTATTTATTGAAATGTGAGCTGCAAAACAAATGGTTCACTTACATTCAATTCCAGGTAGGTCAGATCTGCTTCCACTATGATGGCACCACGTTCATACACTGGTGTTACATTCATGCTGTTTAATTTGACACGCGGCTCATATGCAAATACGTAGGTCAAATCCTCTGTAATTGCGTTGATAGCACGTTGGTCTAACTGCTCAAATAATAATTCTGGAATTCGTGTACCAAACGTAGTCATACCTAATCTCTCACCTTTTGACGTGTATATGTGAGTAAGAAGATTTAACTTAACTAGGTCTAAGTCATTTATTTTAGTCGTACCTTTTCGCTGGTACTCGTGAAGAGAAAAACCTCTGTATAGCGCACGCATTAGGCAGGTATCCATTAAGACTAACTATTTATCGCACCTCCGGTGCAAGTTGCTCATATTACTTCGGTTGTTGCACAACCTCATAATATTCGCACTTCACATCAAGCAAACTAATAAGAACTCTATTAGAGCAATTTTAAATACAGTCTAATCACAGCAGAATTAGTACTTTAACTAGATGGGACTAGATGGGACTTAGTGTGCATTTGGTTTTCAAAGGCATCGATATCCCCCCTATCGACCATTGGGTGCAGGCCGAGCAGAATTGCCAGTTATACAAGATTGTCAGAATAAGGGTAAAGAGGAGATGTAAAAAGAGAAGAGCGATAATTACTTGTGAAATTTTTGCAGTTAAGTTCAGTACATTGCGCACTGCTGCATCAGATAGGTCAGTTGTTTACCACCGCCTGGGGACAGGTCGGTCACTGTTGCTATCTGAGTTTACAGGTGTCTTTGAAGGGTTTTACGAGCTCATTCACAAAGCTCCTGCAACAGGATATTCTCCTGCGATGCAGCCGTTCTATTTCACACGGTTACACGATCATCACCTGAAAGCTGCCTCGCCATTAACGATGTCGCAGACTTCTTGAATGTCCAAATTGTCACAAGTACTAAGGCAATAAGAAGGTTTGTACGGTACCAACAAACTGATGATGTTATTTAAAAATGTGTACTAAAGATGTACTAAATAGCGGTCATGAAATTTGAATCAACTGACCGCTATTTAGTACAACCTCTCATATCGCTAACATTATAGGGTTAACACACGAGTGCTGTTTCAGATAGTTCAACCTACATTAACATAATTGTGTTGACAACTGAACATGTGCTAGTGCAATCAAGTTTGATTAGTATACCCTTTTGGGGGCTAACTGCAGGTACACATTTCGTAAATACAAAAACACTGGAGCTACGAGAAATGAGTATAAACTCGAAAAATAAAGGATCTACGTTCGAACGAAAGATTTCTACAATGTTTTCCGCTCGATTTGCGGCGTTAACTGGAATCTCAACATCTTTTCGGAGAAATCCAGATAGTGGTGCGTTTTTTGGCGGCGGCAATAAAACTCGTACGGATACACATGACACGGATCATGCCAATTTTGGAGATTTGTTGTGTCCAGTTAATTTCAAATTCTCAATTGAGTGTAAACACTACAAAACTCCCCCAACGTTTACTGCAATCGTATCAGGAGAAGTTAAGCAATGGGATGGATGGTTGAGTCAGGTTGAACAGGATAGTGCAAAATCCGGTAAATCTCCACTATTGATCGTAAAATACAATAGTGTTCGAGAGTTAGCCATTGTTAAGCAGTTATATTCTACGATTCCTGTTCGATTGGTATATAAATCAAACTACATTTACACACTGGAAGACCTGCTAACTTTGTCAGATACTGAGTTCTTTAGTTAGCACCTACACTTTAGTTGTTTCAATGTAAGAAAAACCATCTTTTTGCCGCACGATTAGTTGGTTATCAAACGCATTCGCAAGTTCATCCCTGTGAGTGATCATAAAAATAGCTAACCCCTCTTTACGAGCTTTTTGTTTTAGTAGTCGCGATGCAGATGACACACCATGTGCATCTAGTCCTATGTCTAATACCTCGTCAAAAAGTTGAATATTAATCTTTTGGTGAATCTCTTGCAATAAGTCTCCGAATGCTAACGACAGAGCAAAATTTACACGAGCCTTTTGTCCATTGCTTAGACTGCCAAACGATAGTTCACGTCCGAATTGTGTGATGTTAGCTGTCAATGCTGGAGTAAATTCTACAGTGTGTGGTAAACCAAGGCTTTCGAGGTAGAAAGACATTCGTTCATTCAACAGTGGAATGTTTTTGTATAGCAATGCTTTACGAAGGAAAGAATCTTTTTTTGTTAATAGCTTTAACAAGAACTGTTGGTGTTCGTTTAGCGTTGTTAGTGTGTTGATTGAATTAAAATCTGGAACAATTGGTTTTGCATCAATCAATTCTTGTAGAGTCTCGGTGTGTGGATTAAATTGCTCTTTAAGTTGAGTTAGTTTTGCTACCAGATCATTGTGGGTTGCTTTTAATTCAACGAGGTGATCAAAATCATTGACAGTAGTTTTTGCAAGTGTGTTTTTCGTTAGTCGATCTAGTGTTGCAATCTGAGTGTTACATTCTGCAATCTCGGTTGTAATGGATTCTAACTGAGCGGTAAATTTAACCAGTTGCTCTTGTACCTGTTTGCGTTTATCTGCTGCGCCCGCAAACTCTTGCTCGCAATATGGGCAGGTTGAATCAGAAAGACTCGCCACTTCACTTTTCAACTCTTTCACTTGACGAGTTAGTGTGTTGTGTACATTTTCATGTACTCGCTTCTCACCAAGCAACTCCTTCCGTGTAGCTACACACTCAGTTATTGTATCGTGATACTTCTTTTCCTCATCAAAATTGACGTGAGTAATCAAATCTAAGTCAGCTTCAATCGCACTCATTTCATTCAAGCGATTCTGTTCCCAGATGCCCTTTCGCTGTTCTGTCTTATTGACGAGCGTAGAATGCGACTCTAATTGTTTCTCTGCTTGTTCAATTAGCTTTTTTTGAGTAATTAGATCTGTTTCAGTAGTTTTTATTTGTGCTTTGAGTGCAACTGCCCGCTCGGATAACATTTGCAAATTAAATAACTGCTCAACCATGTCAGTTTGGTTAGATTCGTAATGAGATGTTGATGGTAAGTCGAAGAAACTCTTGTTTGATGCGCTGTACACAACAATTCGTGAAAATAACTCAAAGTCAATTCCAATCAACTCCTGAATTTTTAGATTAATTTTATCATTCCCAGCTGGAGTAACATCAATACCATTGATAAACAATGCTGCACCATTGTCGCGATTGCCTTTGCCACTTTTGCGCCACCGCTTTACAACGACTTCATCATTCTTGACTGAAAACGAAACCTCACCATGCATGTCAACTTTATTTGTGTTGTTTATCAATTCATCTTTGTTGATGGAGTCAATAACCTTATCATACAGCAACCACGTGAGTGCAAATAAAATGGAAGTTTTACCGTGCCCATTCGTCGTTCCACCATCATCATTTTTTCCTGTTAGTAGCGTAGTGCCAGGGGTTTCAAAATTTACTACAGTGTCGACTTTACCGTACGAGCGAAAATTACGAAATGAGATTTGTTTTATTTTAAGCATGTTTTACGATTTACCCAAAGCCTTATACAGTTCGACAAGCGTCTTACTGTTTATACCATCTACAGAAAGTTGGCTCAACATTTTGTGTACAAGTTCATCGGTGGTGGATTTTGCCAACTCATCCTGTGTAATGCCTGGTAGTGTTTCTGACAGAATCGCTTTTGCAGCCACCTTATCCTCTTCGATTGATATGGATCGAACCCCGTACTGTTTCAGGAAGGTGTCCTTCAACATAGAATGCTCTTCGTATGTGATCTTCGTATCTGCAATGCATCGTACGAATGTTTTTGGAGTTAGTGTTGCATTTACCTTGCCGTCGGATAGGTCTGATAGAGTTGTTTTGATGTACTGTGGTCCATCAGTCCAATTGATGTAAGTAGTTTTTGCCTTATCAAACTCGTATACGCAAGCACCACGTTGAGTATCATTCGCATCTGCAAACGATGTACTAAATGTGTTACCAATATATTCAACATTACGCGTCTTCTGTCGCTTGTGGAAGTGTCCAGATAAAATCTTTTTGTAGTCTGATAGTTGTGTGCAATCGGGACCAGACTCCATTTTTGTGTTATACCCAGTTATGACAAAGTCTTTAAACTCGAAGTGGCCAAGTAAGTGTTGGGATTTCTGATTCAACAACTGTGTATCATATTCTTCATGGAACAAAAAAGGTGAAAACAACGCACCACCATCAAATTCTGGTCGAATCATGGGCTGGTCGATGACGATGAAGTTATCAAGCAGGTTTAGAAACACGCAACTGTGTAAGTCCCGATTGTGTTTATTGAACAGGTCGTGATTACCAACGACAAAATACACTGGCAAACCAAGGTCGTTGAGACGTTTGGTTAGACGGTATGTTAGGTTCATCGTGTCGACATGCAGGTGACTACGAGACTCGTGCCAGTCTCCTAAAAATCCAATACTGTCAATGCCTGGAGTATTCTGTGCAAGGTCGCAGAACCAATCCATATAATCATTGGTAACGGAAGTGTAAAACAGGTCGCGAGATTTACCGACGTGATAGTCGGTAAAAATCAGCATCTTATTGAGTTGTTTATTCGGCTTTTTCATCGGTTGTGGATTCTGTAGAGCTATCAGTCTTGTCACCATCGTATTTGTATGAGCCTGTGTAGGTATACGAAGGGTCAAGTCCATTTTCTACGAGCAGAGCGTCGCGAATATTGCGATGTTTGCGCTCTTGATTGAGATATTGCAAGAACGAGTTGTGAATGCAACTAGTGAAATAAGCAAAAGGATTTTGTGATTTTTCAGGATTGAAGCTCTTCCACGACTTCACAAGATTCATTAATGCAAAACTTTGTAGGTCTTCGTTGTATGTATAACTAGCATAACTACCACGTCGAGCATACCGCTCGCATATTAACATGACCATCTTAGCAAGTTCAGTGGTCATTTCGCCCTTTTCCCGACTACGTTTGAATTCTGCTAGTAGAGCTTTGTTGGTTACGTATACACCAGGCTTTTCGAGAGCTCCGATGTCTACAACTTGAACTACCTCTTCGACAACTGGTGCATCGATGATCTCTGCAATAACTTCATCGGGAATGTCGTCAATGATCGTTTCAATTGATGCAATTGCTGGTGCTTTTGTAGATTTTTTTGCCATATTTGTTTGAACAGTACCAATTAAAGTTACCAGTTTGCAACGTTGTTGACAACGTTGCACAGATAAATACACAATCGAGTACCTATCTACCCTCCAATGTTTAAAGCATTTTACTTATCAAAGCAAGCGATACAGGAGTCACTCCGAGAGGAGCGTGGGAGCATTGATGACCCCACACCGCCAGCTATCGGGATGGTGATTGGTAAATTTTCACCATTGACAATAGGTCATAAAAAAATGATCAATCAACTGTTGATTGCGTGTAAGCAACGTGACCTAGTTCCAGTTGTGGCAGTTGTCGATGTAGGTGGATTGAACACCACCGACAGATTGTTAACAGGAGCTGAACGCAAGCAACTAATAGAATCAGTGTACCCAACTGTCGAAGTGATGGTTACGGCAAATGCTTTTCAAGCACTAGTTAATGTCAAGGAGACGGGTGGAGATCTTGACCTGCTCGTCTGTGGTGAGGATCGCGTTGATAAGTATCGTGATTTATCTTCTAAAATATTTGATGTTGATTACCAAAAAACTCCCCCTGATGTGAGATCTTTATCCCGTACAGATGCTGATGATCCAGCTTCACTCGCATCGAGTACCAAAGCACGACAAGCTGTTGCAGATAACGACATCAAGTCGTTCACGGTAATTACTGGACAACCACAACGACAAGCAGCTTCATTATTTGAATTGTTGCGTAATCGAATGGGGTTGGAATAACCATGGGTATTAAATTACTTCCGTCAGGCTCGTTGCTCGAGACCATCCTCAACAACCCCAATGCCCAAACCTCTGTAGACGGTGTGCAAGCACCGCGTAGGCAACCAACTCCTGCGTCAACTGCATACGATAATCGTTCATCATATAACCAACCACAGCAGCGCAATGCTGCTGTGCTACCACCATCTGGTGTGGTTGATGCAATAGCATCTGGTTCACAAACGCTTGGAAT